TTTAATTATAGCTTCCTTATATTTATATTATATGATACTTTTTAGAAAAAGTAAATAGGTAATTTTTAATTATATCAATATAATTAATTTAGATTATATAAATGAGCAGTTTTAAGACTTACTCAGATCAATCATTGTCAGTCTGCTTTAAATTTAATTGCTATTTGTTAATTTGCTTTAATATTTCATCAGCAGTTTCTTTTACGTAGATGATACTATCATCTGAAAACGTAATACTGGTATCGTCAACACTATTTGATGGGTAAATTACTTTAATCATATCAGAATTAATATATTGCTGAATACTCTTAAATTCGCTTTCTTCACAAAATTTTACATCTTCTCTTATTTCTGTAACTCTTATAAACATTACTTACCCTCCAATAGTTCCGAGTTTTCGTGGATATTACCAACTACTTCGTAAGAATAGTAAAACATTGAAAAAGTAAACGTATCGTACTTTTTATCTGTGGTAATATATCGTCCATTTTTGTTATTCCACGCAACTTGTAATAAAACAAAAGACTCCTCTTCGTCGTATTTTGAATGTCTTTTAACAATATCCCCCTCATAAATCATCCGGCCATTTTTATCTTTCAGACTCGTACATTGTTCCAGCACAACGTGAGCAGATGGAATAAGTAATGTGTTTCCATTAACCAAACGCTCATATACTGTAATTTCTTCGTTAATTGTGGAAACAATTACGTTTTCGCAATATTTTTGAAACGACTTATCCCACGCCCTAAATCTAAATCTATTGCTTGTCATTGTTTGTCTCCAATAGTTCAGGATTTTCGTGAATATTTCCGATAACTGTGACTTCATCCCCATTCCACTCATTATATACTGCGTCTTGTGATGGATTAGACATATTTTTACTTAAAATATATTCACCAACATTATCTGCTCTGCAGGGACCACACTTTCCCGTGCTTAAAAAAATATAACCTGGACCCCACCACCATGTAGGATCATTTATAATATCACCTTCGAAAATAAATTTCCCGTTTGCATCTTTTACACCTATACACTGTTCAATAGTTTCAGCTTCTAATACAAACCACTCTGAATCACTACACTCATTATTTGCTTTAAAATATGAATATACAGAATTTCGCTCTTTGGCGTTTAAGTTTGTATTTCTAATTGCATTAACTAAAATTTCATCAGTTATACCAACAGTTGCTGGTGTATAAACGGCTACGTTATTAAGCAACAATTTAACTGTTTTATCATTACCATCGTTATCATAATAATCAGCCTCTACAACGGCTCTAAATAAAAGTCTATTGTTTTCCATATATAAATCCTGTTAAATCCTGTTAAATCCTATTAACGTTTATCAATAGATACAGCTTGAAGATATTGTTCGGTTAACTTTAACAAATCTTCCGAAACATCTAATGTTTTATTTCCAATGTTTTGCACCCTTTCATTATTTGTGAGAGCTGGAACTATATAGATAGCAGCCATTTGTTTTGTTGAGGGAACGAACATTACAATAGAGCCAAAAAATAATACAAACCAAAATAAAATGTTTCGCCCGACTCTAAATTTCTTATACTCATCTTCATAATATTCATCGCCTTTATACATTATAGTTGCTGTAAGGCAAATCACAAAACCAAGTAGAGTTAACACAAACATTGCCAAACTAATATTAATAATATCATCTAACTTTAACAGCCAATACATCTGCATAGGTGTAATCATAATTTATTAATCTCCTTTTCAGAAAATACTTCAATTTTTCCATCCTGTAAAACATCAATTACTTCTTTTGGTGTATGTAAATATTTTTTCATTTTAATTTCCTCCCAAAAAATTCTTGTTTAATCCAAATATACAACCGAATTACTGCCAAGGAAGGCAACAATAGAAAAACTACAATTTTTTCAATCGGGGTATTGCTTCCTGGTGGGACGTTATCGGCACAATACTCGCCTACAAAAAATCCTATCCCAAAAACATAAAGTAAAATTAGAATCCAGAAATATATGTTCATTTCTGTACCTCCACAATACAAGGACAATCTTTTAAGTTTGCCAATGCTCTTTTTGCTTGGATATCTAAAATCTCTTTGTACCACTCAAAAGCAATACATCCAAACACAAGCAGTATAATAAAAAACACAGTAAATTTCGTACCTGATGTCATTTCTGCACCTCCATACAAGTACATTTCTGTATTGCTAACATTCTTTCTTGGTGCTTTTGTCTGCTGTCTAAAATTCCATAAGTAAACACACCAATCAGCATTAAAGCAAGAAGTCCACCAAAAAACTTCAAAAACAATTCACTATCTTCCATTCTTTATCCTCCATAAATACCTCTCAAAACTAACTACGTCATTATCATCGTCGTTTATTAAAATATATTTGTTCATATACAACCTCCTAAAATCTTTCAAATCTATTGCCTAGTAATCGCCCTCGTCTAGGCCACGAGAAGATGCCAATGACTTAATACGGCAAGACTTGCACAATTATACCCATTGTGCCCAAGGTTAAATATTTATTTTTTACTTACTTCTTTCGGCAAGACGGTGCTCCCATTCAATGCACAATTCTTTACTGCCAACAAAACATCGAACACTGTCCAGTTATAAAATCTTTCTTTATTCATTAAATCACATACAAAATTTGTTACCTTATTTAAGCGTTCTTCACTTGTTTCCACTTTATTTATCCTCCTAAATCTATTTAACTTCCCTTTTATTCAATATCAAATAATTTTTCAGGAATTGACCTATTATTAATATCTTTCATTTTTCTAAGACTTTTTCCTTCTACTAGGTTGTAGTTAACATCTACTTCAAATTTAGGTTGAAAACTTCCATCACCATCTGAAAAAATCCTAATATATCAGAATGTCCTACTTTCCCGTTATATTCCATTTCTTTTAGGAAAGATATAAATGCATCTTTCCACTCTTCTTCCATTTTGCATTTAATTGTAAAAGTTATTTCTGTTTCCATACTATTCCTCCTAAATCTTTATTTGTACTCTTTTAATGGGCAAAAATCGGGCCTTTCAAAAATAAATCCCTGAACCCTTCTGTTTGTAATGCAACAGGAATCTCCACCAAAATGACTTTCATAAGTCAAAGGACAACCCATACAACTTCCCGGCATTTTCATTTCAATTTTTATTGTCATTGTTAACCTCTTGTATCAGTTTTAAGACTTCCTCAGGCGTTTCTTTTACAGATAAACCTGGAAATCCATGTTTCAAAACTATAAAAGAATTTATGTGTGGATTATTATCCAAATTTTGTGGATTAATATCTTCAATCAAATCAACGCTCACAGGAACTGAAACATAGATTACTTTGCTTGGCATACTTCCTCCTCAATTACTTTATTTAACTGTTCTTCACTTATTTCCAGTAAACAATATATTTTATTTCAATATCTATTCTGGTAGAGCCTGTTTTCTCATCTTTAATAGAACTAACTTCAATCATATCCAGTATGTATTTGTATATAAATTCCTCTGTTAGTTTTTCATTTAGAGCGTCTACTAGATACTTACATATTTTAGTTTTTAATAACTTATTAATCATATACATCCCTATCTATAAATATACTATACTAAATTATTCCATAAATGTCAAGCCACTTTATTGAATATTAAATATCATTTTTTAAAACATCTTCAAGTATATTTATTTTACTTTGAAGAATAATGTCTGCATCAGCTGTTAAACTACCAATCCTTTCTTTTAGAAAAAATATTTTATCTTTGATAGCTCGTTTTATTCTTTGTGCTTCATATTCAATTCTGGCTTTTTCGTTATATACTTCTTGTTTTAATCTTCTTTTTTCATCTGCCACTAATTTACTAATATCGCTGTTTTGTTTATTTCTAATTACTGCTGCTACTAATCCCCAAGTAGGACCTAAGTGATCTAATGATTGTGCATTTAATGTCCATTGAAATGTTGGCGTAATTTCATCATGTATATATTCAATTAATCCAGCCCATACAGGAACCTCTTCTTTTTTAATTGAATCTTTTGGAGCAACATAATAAAATCTTGAAGCAAAACATCTTGCTTGTTTTTGTTTTTCAACATCTTTAATATCTTTTAAAAAATCTGCTCTACTAGCTTTTACTTCAAATAGCGTAGTTTCATTTCCGGCGTTCGTAGATATTGTTAAATAATCTATTCTTCGCATATTTAACCCAGAATATCCAGTTCCACAACGTAATTCTCTAATACAAGCGTATTGTCTTTGTTGGTTAAAATATTTATCTAAACAATCATATATTGCTTTTGTAATTTCTTTATCATTCATAATAATTTCCATATAAAAGTATTTTTATTTGTTATTCTCTTCACTAGAAAGCCTTCTATTATACTCATTGGCTAATGCTTCATATTGCTGTAACCATTTAATAGGTGGTTCTGCATAGCACTCGTCATTTCTATTAGCAGCTCTGTTTATTGCAGCACACATTTGTCTATCCATCATTCTAATGCAATTTAGAATATGACTTGTTTTCATTTCTGAAATTTTTAGTTTTCTACCATCTTTTGTAGTCCAATACATATTAATTATCCACTTTATCTTTAAACACTATTTTGTCCCATGCTTCAACCGCATAATCACACCTTTCACAATAGAATCTAGTATTCATGTCTCTATCTTTTCTAAATATACTGCTCCAGCATTGTGGGCATCTATGTTTACATAGATAATAATTTTTTTCAAAATTATTTCTTATCATATATATTCTATTCCAAGTATATAAAGAATCATAGAAAATTATATCTTTTGTGCTATGTAATTGAATTAGTTCAATAGGCACTGGATAAATTGGAATAAAATCGTCTAGTTTTAGCATATCTAATCACCAAGGGAAGTTAGTCCATATATACCTAAAAATTCGCAAAATAGCTTGATTAGGTCTTACTCCCCGCATTAAGTTTTTACCTTCAACAAACCATTTTAAAAAATGAGAACCATTATTTGTATCAACTAATGAAGCACAATATTCTTTTCTTGCTCTATAGTATTCGCTTTTAAATAATGATGTAACCATATTTTCGTCATCAAAAAGGCTGCCAGAAAAACGCCACAGTATACCTAAAGAAATAGCTGAACTCCTAGAAATTCCAGCATCGCAGTGAATTAAAATGTTTATATTTGTGGTTCCCTTACCATACATAATGTCGTCTACTTCTTCCAATATATTCCCACAATCTTCAATGGATGGTGGTTCATACTTTCTAAACTTGTTTTCAAGTGGTTTATCAATATCCCACATTTTCACTACTAGATGGTTTTCACTAATTGGTTTAATAGAATCGTCATCCGGACAGACAATAGAAATAATTGAATCAAACTCACTCATTGTTGTGAAGTTTTTGGTTAACATATTAGCTGTTCGTCTATCTGTTTGCGTTAGTTTCATTATATACTCCATTGCTGTCAAATAAAGATTTTGACCACTCATCCATCAAATAAGATTTTACTTCTTCTACTACATTTGTAGGATCCCTTCTAATCCTGTATTTTACAAATATTTTGACAGCCTTACATAGCTGATACGGGTTGTATCTAAAATCTGATAAGGGTACCTTTTTGATGTTTAGATATTCACAAATCCTATTGATTTGAATAAAGCATTTAGCAGCTTTAACTATCTTTTTGGCCTGTCTTATTTTCATTTTCTGCTTTTCATTTCCCAAAGCTCTCTACTAACTTCTTGTTCTTCTTTTGGTAAAAACTTGTAGAACTTACTTACAGGACCTATTACTTTGTAAGATGCAAAAAACAATCGGTACGTTACTTCAACTACCACATAGTTATCGTAGCGTACTGTGTCTTTTTTAGTTGTATCTGTACCAGCATAATCTTCTTGTTTGAAATTTACAACTTTATTGGCACCACATAAGTAGCCAGACCAACGTATATGCCGTATGCACGCATTCTCATACGTTGTACCATAGTAACATGCTATACATGAAGTCACAAATAATAGATGACATTCTCTTCCCCACGGTTTCATTATTTCCCCTCCAACATATATAAAACATCTCCTAGTGCTCTTATTTGTCCCTCTATGTAATCAAAATAGGAGTCATTAATATCATCAGCGAGGTCTATAGCTTGTGCATTCTTTTTACGCAAATAGCATATTCTGTGTTCAATCCATTTTTTAAGTTCTTCCATATTATAACCTCATAGTGAAATTTTTATATCTATACTTATACTAAATATTTATTAACCGTGCGTCGGTTTTCCAATATGCGGGTTTGTACAATTTTTTATAAAGGTAGATATAATAATTGGCAGCCTATTATGTTTAATTTTACCTTCTTTAATAGAGAAGTTTTTAAGACTCCAAACTTGTTTTTCTCCATTAAAGTTGTAATCAACTACAATATCTTTACCAATGAGATTTTTAAATTCTTCTTCTTTCATAAGTTAATCACCATTTTTAACCAAAAAGTCCGGATTAATTACTTTAAAAGAATCAACTACAAAACCACCTTCGTCTAGTACACGATATACTTTCCCTTCAGCATCCATATCTATAAGACTAGACTTAAAACGAGAAAGTTCAACCATACTATCCACGGTTTGATTTTTCATAAGAAATTTTGGGAGCATTGGAACAGTTTTAAGTCCAATAGCTTCGCAGTATCTAACAACCATATTGTTCCCACATTTCTTATGTTCTTGTTTATCAAAACCAAGAATAATATTAAACACATAGAAATCAGGTTCCGTTTTCTTGTATTTATTCTTTTGGACTGTAGGAGCCAAAATTTCACCTTGAATACTAACATATTGAACTTTTGGGTAATCTTTTTTTTACTCTTTTAAGAAGTTCAATACACTTTTCTTTCATATTATACTTTTTATTAATAAAAGCATAAGTTGAAGAACCAGTTTCATCTACTTGTAAATTTCTACTACATACTTGAAAATCCCATTTTTGCCAAGGACTTTTGCAAGGTTTTAATAGATAAGTAGCAGATTGACCATCAATCTTTTCACTACAATCGATATATTCATTTTCATACATACTCGTAACATAAGGTTTAACTTGAATCCTTTCTTCATCAGTCTTACTTACCCAAGAAGTAGGAAAAGTTCTAACACCTGGTCTATCCCAATAGTAAATAAAACGAAATAGCTTAAAACGAAGCATAAACTTAACAAACTTGTTATGTTTCTCAACTCTGGCAAATTGTCTTTCTTGTTGCGCTTCAGGGTCGTACTTTGTAATCTTAAGCAATTCTGTTACATCATCTCCTACTTTCTTGTTTTGCATATCTAATTCTTTAACTGGTACACATAGTCCTTGACTAAAAACACCTGCCATTTTCATAGTTTTTACGCGAAAACGACGCTTAGCCATAAACTCAAACTTAGGATTTGAACTATCTAAAATACTATCAATCTCAAAATAAACAACTTTATCCCCAACATGGATGTCTTCTTTGTTTACAATAACATGCCACCCGAGACCTTTCATCGTTGCCAAACCAATTCTATCTTTCCCAACAATAGGGTTAATAATTTCAATTTCTTGAATTGTTGCTAGTTTTCTTTCACTCATGGTATGTATTCCTTAATTATGTATTCCGTTTAACTTGTCAGCTAACTCTTGTGCTTGCTTTTTACTGTTAAAGAAGCCCTCAATGTAATAAAAACACCACATCTGTACGCTATTAGCTTCAATTGTTATATCCGGATAATATCCTGTATAGCATGGACAGTTTTTAACAACACGCTTTTGTGGATATAGTACTAATTTCCCCTCACCGTTGCACTTCCTACAATTATACTTATAGTTTTCATGTTTAAATGTCTTTATTACATTTCTATTTATTTTGTTTATTTTTAGCATCTTTTATTAGTCTTAGTATAGTATCTACATCTTCCATTACCAACTTTCCATTAAATAAGCTAACCTCATAGTCATCAATATCAATGTCTAGCTTTGTATTAAGACAGTTAGAATATACATTGCATTTAAGAGTTATATTAACTCTCTCAAGTTTACAATCTAAAGCATCAACAAATAAAGGAACTGATAGAGTATATAACTTAAGTTTTTTACTGAGACATTTAAGCGGAGTTAATTTAATTATAAGCATTTGTATAATTTCCTTTAGTCTAAGTTTTCAATTCTTTCTTTTCTTCCATCTTTATAGTAGATAATAGCTACATAATTAGGCCATTCTTTTATACCTTCTTTTATGTTTTAACCATAAATTCTAGGAGTATTATATATACTACAAAATTCAGCAGGGCATACACCACCTTCTTCACGTACATAATCGTTGCAAACAACATACACAGGTTTGTTTGGATTCAAATCAATAATATTTTGTAGTATTCTAATTACTTTTTTATTCATATATTCCTCTATAACTCAGTCATTACACTGTTTCAACGGACACCACTTAGGTTTTGTAGCATAGTTTCTAGCAGAAATTTCTCTGTGCTTTTCATCTCTTACTGTCGCAGTGCACACAAATTTGCGCTCGCTATTCCAACAAGATAGTAAACAAGAGACACATCCAACTGGCATATCCATTTCAATTTTTACTGACATTGCTATCCTCCATTCATTTATTCCATGTTTCTATGGCATCTTTTTTGCTTTGCATACTTCTGGTATAAACTATTACGTCCAAACGTTCGCATTGAACAGTCCAGTAACATCCTTTTGTTAGGTACCACCAAAGATTAGTCCAATTATAATTAAAACCTTTGGTTGTGAACAGAGCCCAAAACAAAGAAAATAGTTTCCTAATCATATCTATTTCATCCTAGCAAACTTTTCTAAGTCCTTCATCATTTGTCTTGCTTCTTCCTCAGAGTATGCCTTATCATTGAAATACCCATAGCAAGTATTTTCTTCTGGCATATTTTTCAAATTTTTCTTATCAAAATCACTTAGATGGATAATGATGTATTTGTGGTTTTTCGGTTCAAATTTCTGGCCATCTATTTCAATTATCATGGAATAACCTCTTTACTTCTTTGACATATTCTTTATATGCTTCTAGTCTTTCTTTACTAAGCTTGTACTCTTTCTCATTGCACTCTTTATAGAACTCTTTCTTATAATTTAAGTCTTTTTTACGTTCTCGTTCAAAAGTTTCAAAAGATTTACTTAACACTTCTTTAGCAATATCAATAGAAAAGTTCTGGTCTTCTTCAATAACCTTGATTTGGTGTAAAGTTTCAGAAATAGCATTTTTTACTATCTCATTAGTTGTTAATTTAGATTTTTCTTGTAAAACTTTTTTAACTTCTTTAACTTTTTCAAGAGTTTTAATAGCATTTGTTAATTTTTCTTTATAGAAGTCTCTGCTAGACTGGTACTCTTTCTCTAAATGTTTTTTATACTCAACCTCTGAAAGTTGAGTCTCATCAGGTATAGGTAAACGTTGCTTAACAGAATCTTCAAGGATTTTAAAAATCTGTTCTTCTGTTAGTTCCCAACTATCATCTCTTAAAGTAACTAACATACCAAAACTTCTTGACATATCTTCTATAAGATATTTCTTTAAATTGAAGTTGCAATCTTTAAGCCTTTCGGCCATTCCAGTAGTTGCCATATTCTTTTCCTCCTATTTATTTATAACAAATATAATAAACAACAATGCTTACAAGAATTACTAATAAGAAATTGGCCCATAATGGACACAATACCCAAAACCAAGACCAATTTATTACCTTTAACAATTTTAATGTTATAAATAAGAGTGTTAAAAGAGTTAAAAACAATGAATTATATATTTTAATTTTCATAAATATTTCCCACATTATAATTTTCTATTTATAGAATCAAGCAAAATAGTAATCATAAGAAGTTGTAAACTTATACAAATAGCAACAATCCAATATATTATTTCCTCCTATTCCAAACCTCAACTGCTTCTTCCTCTGTATATCCAAACCCAAAATGCCCACATTTTTTACAAACATAAATATGTTCTGGATTTGAAGAGTATTTTACCGGCCTTACAAAATACTCTGGTTTGTTATTTCCGCACTTACACGGTTTTAACTCTGCCATAGCTATTTTCTCTTATTCCAAAAATTAAAAAATAATTGCCACAATAATAACCAATACAATTGCTAATAATGCAATAACTGAATATCCAATCATCAGCGGGTCCCATTTTTCTTGTTTTAATGGGTCTTTTCTTAATTTGCCTTCATATATACATTTGTGGAAATGGTAATTTTTCATATAATCAACTCCTTTTGTTCCACGCATTTATGGCTTCTTCTTCATTTAACGCATAAGGGCCACTTGCTCCGCAATCTATGCATTGTGCTACGATTGTGAAATCATCTTTCCGAGTGCTATAAATTTCCTTAGATTTACAAAATGGGCACGGGTTTAACTTATTTGTGTCGTGGTCCTTTCCAACAGGGCGTTCAGTAATCTCTTTATGAAAATCTACTTCTTCAGAATAATAACCATTTGAAGCACCATACCATCGCAAGGTAACGGTTCCCTTTATTGTTGCAATTTTGTAGAAAGTCCAAGTCCAACTATCTTCATATTCATTAAGTGCAGGTCCGTCTGCATTTTGCACTTCTTCTGCTGACAGAATAGGGCTATTTAATAAATCTTCCACGTCACCGCAAACATCTTCAACATAAACGCTTTCACAACAATCTTGCTCGTGGTCCATTACATATTTAGTTCCATCTGAGCAGAAAAATTCTATATAAATAGAGCCCTTCTCCATTCCTTCAATTTTGGTAATTGTCTTTCCTTTTAATTCTTCAAATTTAGTGTCCATTTTATTTATCCTCTCAAATTTAATTATTTAAATCCAAAGAAAACTCTTTTAATCCAAACAAATATATAGACAATAGCTATAAATGGACTAAATATTACTTTTAAGTATTTTTCATATAATATGCCACAGTAGCGGTTATATTGTTCCTCGCAATCTGCATAATACTCTCCAATTAAAAATCCGAGCCCTAATGTATAAAGTGAAATTAAAATACAAATATAAATATTCATTTTTACCTCTATTTATTTGAATTTTATAGGAAGCTAATTTATTTATAGCTTCCTTATATTTATATTATATACTATTTTTTAGAAAAAATAAACTAAAATTTTTAATTATATTTTATATAATTAATTTAGATTATTTTTATTTAATTTCTTGTAGTTTATTAATTCCACCACGCCAAATTTCTTTACCATCTTCGAACATTACAAATGTCGGCATATTAGAAATTTTCATTTTATTGGCAAAATCTGTAGCTTCATCGATATTAGCTTCGCAAAATTTAATATTATCAGCTTCTTTTTCTTTAGCTTCAAACATTGGCTTGGCCATTTTACAAGGTCCACACCAAGTTGCCCAAAAATCAATAATAACTTTTCCTTTATAATTTAGTACTTCATCTTTATAATTTTCATTAGTTAAAATAACCATTTAATAATCTCCTCTTAAAATCGTGTTCAAATAATTTTTTAAAATACTTGTAATTAAAAGTAGTTAGAAATAATTTCACCAATATGTGACACTCGCATCATTATCATAAGCTACATCACACTGTTCTACTTTATTCTGTTCCACAATCTCTTGTAAACTAATTGGCGTATAATTGATCATTTCTACACTAACACAAAAACTATTAGTTCCTTTCTTGTTTTCTTTCACATTATGTGTATGCCCGTGGATATTAAGATAATTCGTATATAAAGGGCTATGTGACAAGGCAATTCTATCATCTAAAATAATAGGGTGATCATATACTTCTACAAATCCCATATTTCTATAATATTGATTTCCTTTACGATCATGATTTCCTTTAACTAAGAACTTAAAACCATTTAGTGATTTAATAATTTGCTTAGTAGACTGCGTATTCAACCAAGAAACATCGCCAAGAATATATACAACATCATTTTTACCTACAACTTTGTTAAAATTCTTAATCATAGCTGTATTCATTTCAGTAGTAGTTTTAAACGGACGATTACAATATTTAATTACATTATTATGTCCAAAGTGAAAATCAGCAATAAACCAAATCTTTTTATTCATTACGTTCATTTTAAATATCCCTCTTTTCATTATAAATATATTTTAATACAGGAAATCTAAGCGACCAATTTCCATTTTGATCTTGCATCTCCTCGAAAAACTTTACAGCAATCTGTTTTCCCATAATTTCTTCAGGATGCTCAAACCATCTTTTTCTTTGTTCAAGCGAAAGTCCAGTTCCGACATTTACTTGATTTCCTTTATGTTCAATAATAAGACTTCCAACTGCTTCAATTTTCGTAGCTACACCATTTACAATTTCCTGTATAACTCCTTTTTCTATTCCTTTAACAATATATTCAGCATCTTGAAATTTTTTATATTTTAAAAGATTATTTGTTCGCCCATTTTCATATCCAATGTCTTTGCGAAACATTAAGCCTTCCCAATTATATTCTTTTACTTTGTCTTCCCAATTCTTTAATACTTCTTGGTTAAATCGCTCATAATTAAGAATAGACATTGTTTTGAGTACTTTATATTGTTTATACCAATCTTTAAGCTTTGTTACTCTATCAGTGTATTTCGTTGTTCCTTTTCCGTCTTCAAATTCTTCAAGTGTTAACATATCAAAACAAAGTAACATTGGATTTTCAATAGTATAATCTTTGCGCTTAATAAGCTTCATAATGTCTTGAAAACTTTCATTGCCATTTTTATCTACAATACAAATTTCGCCATCAAATACAGTATTGTCTGGCATTTTGTCTTTCAATTCATTAATTAAATTATTTAATGTAGTAAATTCTTTACCTTGACGCGAATAGCATTTTACGATTCCATCTTTTTTAATAACATTACATCTGCATCCATCACATTTACGTTCAATTACCCAACCATTATCAAGTTTGTGTTTTTTAGAATCGTATTTATTAGCTAAAGCGACATTATATACTTTAATTAAATTTGGCTTAATTTTATTAATTGTAGTTTCTGAAATGCCGATTTTAAGATCTTTATCAATAACATCTAAAATAAGATCTTTATACTGTTTTTCATGCATATTCATAAAAGCAATACATTTATAAATTGCCTCGTTTCCAGTATATTTTCTAGAACTCAAATCGTCAAGTAAGTTCCAAAGTGTGTAGAATTGATTTTTCTCTTTATATTGAGAAAAATCTACTTTGTCATTTAAATGTTTTTTGATATTAGAAGAAGATACATAATATTGCTTATCATAATCATAAACATAATGAAAAAGCAATACAAGTGTTTCAGTAATAAAATCTTTTCCAGATAGCCACTTATAGAGTACATCTTTTTTATAATTACCCGAATTAGATTGTTTTAACTCATCAACAAATGATTTTACAACTTCAAGATAATAGCAACAACTAAGTTTATTTATATTGTCGAATTGCATACTGCCTCCTTTTGTATATTTATATCATACTAAAATTTTACTAAATTTTATGTAACTTGTAAATAGGAATAAAAACGTTTATATTGTCATAAACTTTAAACCAGAATCCTTCAATTTTAGTATAATTAATTTCTTCTATTATTTTATTTAGACTTATATAATTTTCAGCTACAATATAAGTTTTATCGCCCAAAATAAATTCATATGCATTCACCTAATTAATTTCCTTTTTCTAGCTTCTTTGCTAAATTCTTTGATGTAACCAATAATTGTCGTTTCGCCACTTGCATATCTTTCATAAAGATGAATTATAATAGCCAACAGATGATTATCTGTAATATCTTTTAAAAGATATGGTTTACCAACCAAATCATACCAAATATAATATGGATGAAAATGTTCGCATTCTTCTTTATTATATTTATCGTTTTTCGTAAAATAAAATTGCCAATATTTGTCTGGTTTTCCCATATAACGATAACAAGACAGTCTATCTTTACATTTTTTATTTTTACACTTCGTCATATCAGATGTTAGTAAAAAATCTTTAAATGGTGTGCTATGATTACTCATATTTATTTTCCTTTTTTGAATTTACTCTTTTTATCGCTTATTACACTATTACCATATGTAATCGTTGCTGGCTCACAAACTATTGATAGTGTTTTGCCAAAATCTTTTTGCTGTAACAATTCAATTACTTTATTATTCGCATCTTCGTATGTTTTAAATACTCTATTATTTTCGTAAAGATCGATGTGATTGACGTTAATATCTTTTAAACAATATCTATAATTATCTTTATAAATATAAAGTTTTTCAGAAATTGCTAAATTAGGATATTCGCCTGTTACTACAAAATAATGTTCATTATTTACAATAACATATTTAGAAAGAAGCCAATTATTAAGACAATCTGCAATTTTTAACAATTGTGATTTATATGAGCTTGAAATAATGGCTTCATCGCGACAATTATTAAAATCTCTATTAATAACAATAAATTGTTTTAATGTATTATCAAATTTTAAATCGTATATAATTTGTTCTTGTTCAAAATTATTTTTAAAAATTTTATCAAACACAAACATAGTTTTAATCTCCTTCATATAGTTAGCCCATAAATGCTTTTCTAGCATCTTTATAAGCCGAATTCATATCACAAAAATAATAACTAGACTCTAACATTACTTTATTATTTTTTGTAGCGATCCAATTATATGTACCGAATTCAGATTTTTGAATTGATATAGTAAAGCCATTTTTTGTAAAAGATTTTTTGTCGTCTTTACCATTCCAATAATAATTAGCCGCGCATTTATGAGAGCAGTATTTTACATTCTTATAATTATATGCTCTACGAGGGTCAAATTTAATTAATTTTCCGCACGTTTTACAATATTTTTGTTCAATATTTGCCTTTTCCGTAATCTTTTTTAAATTTTCTTCAGATCTTTTTTTATTTCTATATAATTTATAACATTGATCTGAACAAAACTTCTTATTTTTATCTTTACTAATTTTCATTCCACAATAAAGACAATTTATAAACTCGTCTTTTTTTAATTTACGGTTTTCTTTTCTGCGTCTTTGTGCACCTAATTTTTTGCAATTAAAACAACAATACTTTTGATTAGGAACAATAGGATGAAATTCTTTATTACACCACAAACATTTAATAATTAAATCTTTATTCGGTTTATTTTGCATTTAAAATCCTTCTTTCAACTTCAGTTCGAAATCGTAAATATCATACCCAATAGACCAAGTAAAAAAGATCCAGCAACAAATGCTAACATCATATCGATCATTTTACTTAATCCTCGGCATATTCATTTGCCTTGAAACAAGACTTTGCATTAGAATTTTGTAAGTCGACATAAAGCTTGTTAATAATACAAAGTTCGCAATTAATATTACCTTTTTGAAAGTTAATACATTTTTCTTTTTTTAACATAATTTATTAAGTCTCCAAATAATAAATAAAAATAAGCTATAAACAGAATTGTAACCAAAATTACTACTACAAACATATGAAACATGAAATAAAATATAAGTAAAATCATTTTTGTAAGAGTGCCACTGTCCAATAAAACAAATCAATTAAAACTACGAATGGTGCTAAAATAATATATTCTAAAAAATATACAATATTATCACTTAATTTCCAAACAGGTAACATTCTTGTTCTACGAATTGTAAACGAATTAAAACTATATCCAATCATAAATGCCCAAATTAATAATAAGTATTTCATATTTTATTTCTCCATCATTGCACGAAGTTTATTTAATTTTTCAATAAGTTCTACTTCACAAGCTTTTTCACATTCTTTCTTTGTAAGAAATACAGAATCATATTCTTTTTTAGAAATATATGAATAATCTTCAAGATTAATAACTAATTCTCCATAAAGATAATCGACACTCTTTACAATAACTTTTTCTGGAAGTGTATAAAGATTTTTATACCAAAGTTCTTGTCCTGGTTTTAATTTTTTAATTTGTTCTTCTACCACCATTTATAGCGCCCCTCTACTTTCGGCAATGGTTCATAACCAAATTTATAAGTATGTTTTAAGTCTCTAATATCATACATAATAAAACTTAATTTATTTTCTTTATCAAATTCATCAGACAATTGTTCTTGAACAATTCCATTATTTTTGTTATCTAATTTAATATACTTTTGCTTATATTCATTTAATAATTTATTATATTGTTCAACCGTTTCTTTTGCATCTTCTTTCGAATTAACATAACAAACGTGAACATCACTTGTATAACTATCATTCATTAAAATTGCATATATAGCATAGATTCTATTATTTTCTTGATTATTTTCTTGATTAATGTTCATTTTATTTATCCGCCATAAATTTATTAAATTTGTTTACAATGACATCACAATAATTAGAAAGCTCAATATCATCGGTAAGTTTACGCGTCTTAAGTACAGAGGCTTCAAGATTAATAAAAAAGTTCATAAGTTTACTATAATTCTCTTTAATTTCTTCTGCTTTGTCTTCAAGATAATCATACACAGATTTAAGATTGTTATAATCATCTTCTAAATTTCCATATTCCTGCTCACTATCATATAGACGCTCTTCTAAATCATCAATTTTTGCCGTGACTTCGCGTTCATTTAACATTTCAGCAACTTTGTTAGCTTGTTCAAACGTTAAATCTTTTAACTCATCAACATCGCGTTTAACAATATAATCTGTCCATCCCATTTTAATATTCTCCTTTTAAAAAGTTATAAAGACACTCTGGGGTATCTAAAAATAGTTGCTTTTTATTTTTACCTTTACCAACAATTACTTCGGCATTTTTATTTCCAAATTCAGTTTCATAAATCCACCAACCAATTATTTCATCGGCCTCTTCTGGATTATCAAATTCACTGCTTAAGAGCTTAATCAATTGATCGTCATATGAAACCTCAATAAGATCATCAGAAATACCATGGAGGCCTGCTTTATCAATTAAATTAAGTTTTTGATGAAACTTATAAATTTCTTCAATTGTTTCTTTAAATAATTCTTTAGTAATCATAATTAATATAATCCTAAAAATTCTCTAATTTTAAGCATTACCTTAGTATTTCGTAATTTAAAACAACCAACAAGAACGTCGTTATACTTCTTCGTAGGTAATTTAGATTCGAATACAATATTTCTTTTAAATATTTCCGAAAGAATTTTAGTATACTTTTTACACTCATCTTTTTCATAATGAAATTTTGAGTAATAAATAACAGTATTTAGGTAATAAAAACCAACAATTAGTTTTGCTACATTTTCAATGAATTTTTCACATTGCTTTCTTTGATAATTAGATAACTGCATTTTATTTCTCCTTATTTAATATATGTTTCGATTAAGCCAATTGCAAATCCCATTAAAATGAAAGGAATCGAACAAGCAATTACACCTAAAATAGTATTACAAAAACCTTTAATAATTTGTTTAACTTCATAAACTCCAAATTCCATAGTAAAACCTCCAATTTTAATTTAGTTTTATAGGAAGCTAATTTAATTATAGCTTCCTTATATTTATATTATATACTATTTTTTAGAAAAAATAAACATTTATTTTTCTAAAACTTTTTCACATAATTCGTCTATTTTACTATGTAATTCTTTTTGTTTTTTATTAATTTTATTAATTAATTCATTTGAGTTGTATTTCTTTAATTCTTTAATCATATTTACAATTGTAATGATTCTTTGATTAATGCAACGCCTTTCATCAATAAAATTATCTTTATTACGCTTAATGTATTCGTCTTTATGATTAGAATAAAATTTATGGCATGCTCTTTTTCTGACTCTAATTAATTTTTCATCATTTCTACGTTGAACAAACCATTCTTTCATACACTGCTTACATTGACAATGTAATCCACTTTTTGCTCTCTTGTCCCTATAAAATTCACTTAGATCTTTTTCTTGCTTACATTTTGAACAAATTTTAGTAAACATATTTATTTTCCGCCTTCATATTCTTTTCTAAAATCAATTAAAGACATATCGCTGTAATAGTTATCAAAAGCATATCTTAAAACTGATTTCATTTTATCATCTTCTTTTAAGGTATAAACATCATCAATATTCAATTTGTTATTGATAACCTTTTCAAGATATGAGCGAACTTTTTTCCAGAATTTATAATATGGAAGTTTAATTTTTAGCATATTATTATTTATATCTCTAAGAACAAAACCTTCCAAATTATAGTCGCAACAACTCAATTCAGCAACAATATCTTCGATGTTCTTATTATTTACTGCATAGAGTATAGTTTTCCTTTTCATAGAAAACCGTTCAGACACTTTGCTTAAATTATCTAATGAATATGGTTTAAACTCAAATTCATTTCTAATAATATCTAATAAACATACTTGCTTTTCATCGTACTCAATAATATGACTGTCATGTTCTGGATCAATAACTTCAAATACAAATGTGACATTGTTCTCTTTTAAGTATTGTTTTAACTCATTAGTTAAATACTTCTTATCTTCAAGAATTTGTTTGAACCAGTCTTTATAATCACCATAATCAACGGACTTCGTAGCAATAAAGAAGTCGTCAGTTTTAGGGTTATAAGACAGCAACCCAAGATACCCATTTTCTTTATAACTAATTTCAAAGGGTGGCTCAAACTTGTGTAATTGCTCTTTCGTTAACTGGTCTTCATTAAAAAATTTATTATAGCTACGTGCCACAATCTTACCAGTTTCACTATCAATGAATAAACCTCTTGCCTTACAGGTTAGTTCATTCCATTTCTGTTTATAGAAAGCATCCCTTGTAAAGTTGTATGATACAATGCCATTATCAAGATATTTCTTTTTAATTAAATCACTGTTATTTAACTGTTCAACAATATCTTCATCTGTATTAGTTTTAGTTGTAGGTGTATTAAACTGCTCTACCTTAATGTCATTGTCATACCAACTATAAATTAATACATTTAATGGCTCATCTTTCTCTACCTCAGAGTTGAGCGCGTAGAATGTTTTGCCCAATTTAATGTTAGACGCTTTTCTATGCCCGCATATCTGAGTTACTATAGAATTGTTTTTCATATAAGTAGTTGCAACTTCATCAATATCTTTATATTCGCCAACACCTTTGATAAGATTATTGGCAGAATCAAATAAATCGCAACTAGAAAAAGTAGTACCTGCATGGTTAATAAAGAACATCTTAAATCCAATGTTTACGAAAAAATGCGTTTTTAATTTGCTCAAAAATAGTTTAATCTTATCTTTGGAAATATCTTTAATCTGGTTATAAGTTTTATTCTCAAACTCTTTTGAGCGAACGCTATCCAAACCATAATAAATATAGTCGCGAAGATGTCTTTCGTGGTTACCTTCACAAAAATGAAAATTAAATTTCTCACAATTTTCAATTAACCATTCCAGAGTTTCTTTATTATAGTCGCCCCTATCAAGATAATCACCAACAAAGAAATAATCAGTGCTATCGCTGTATGGGTATTTTTTAAAGTATTCTTTTACTTTATCAATTCTACCGTGTAAATCGGAAAATACAACCATATACTTTGTAGTATACCGGCAATTAAGATATTTCTTTTCCAAATTGTAGCAAAACATATCTATACCAATATCTTTTAAAGCGTCTACTCCAGCGTGATTACTGTAATATTTATAGTAATCATAGTAATTATCATTAAAAGTATTGATAAACCACTGTTTGGAACTTTCTAAATTTTCACACATACCTTTAATAACTTCTTCCGGTACTACTTTATATGAAGCCCTAGATTTATTTTGTTCTAATAGCTTACCATAGTAAATAGAAGAGAAGTCAATACAAATAGGTGTATATGAATAAATCTTAGCCAAGCGTAAGTATTCAGATACAGAGGACTGCTTGGTATTCGTAGCATCAATAATGGTCGTATCGCCGTTCTGCATACGAATTTCAAGCATTTTATAAAGAAGTTCAAATACTCTTTTATTAAACCGTTGCGTAATGTAATCCCTACCATCTTTATCTGTATAAATGGAAGAGTACATCAACCTAATTTTATCCGTAGATAAAGTTAAGTCTTCTAAGTCATTTTGTTTAACAAAATAAGATTTTCCAGAACCTGGTGCTCCACGAAGAATAATTAATAATTTCATTTATAAAATCTCCTATGCTCTTGATGTCAAATGATAACCTAAACATTCTTGACAAAAATAAATTCTTAAATTTACTTTGCGTTTCTTATGAATTCTATTAATAGCTTCTTGTGCAAGTTGCTCAGTTTTATAACGCCTTTTCTTTAAACAAGAAGAAACCAAACTTTTTAATTGTTCATCAGACATTATTTTACCTCCTCAAATGCATCTTTATCAAGCATATCAACTTTGATCTCTTTATAATATACTTCAGCTGGATTAGCGAGAATACTTTTAAGATCATCTACGACAAATTTGATAGCCAATTTCATATTTTCTACGATAAAATTTTTTCGTCTACCTTTTAATTTAATTTCAATATATTGTCCAATTTCAGTAATTCTACCTAAATAGCAATTGTCCCATAAGACAGTTGTTACTGAATCTTCTCCATATTGTTTTTTAATTCCTAATAAATAAATTTTTGTGTCATTCATAATTACACCTCCAACTAAAGATATATAAATATAAGGAGCAATTTATTTATGTTCCTTATATTTATATTATATGATACTTTTTATAAAAAGTAAACTAAAATTTTTAATTATTTCAATATAATTAATTTAGATTATTTTCAGCATACGTCATTATTTTCAGTATACATTACTAATACATCATTAAATAGCATTCCGTCTTTAATGTGTGTAGAAAATTGCACATCTTCCATCATAGCATTTCTATTATTTAATTCTTGTCTAATTAAATAAGTTAAATAAGAAGAATCATCATTTGTATGAATTACAAAAAATCCATCTACTTTTTTATCTCTAAAATACATAATTTCCTCATTTATTATTTGTAGAACCAAATCCGCCTTCGCCACGTTCTGTATCATTTTCGACCTTATCTTCGACTACCTCAATTTCAGGTACCGGTAATAACATTGCTTGAATTAATTTTTCACCTGGTTGTAAATATTGTACTTCATCAGAAACGTTTGTAAGATTTACAAAAATAGTGCCTCGATATTCACTGTCAACAATACAAGCGCCTCTAAACAAATGCTTTTTACTAGCAATTCCACTGCGATTAAAAAATACTAATGCGTTTCCTTCTTCAAATTTAGACTTAATACCCATAGGAATCAATACAGAATCGTGAGCGCCAATTGCAATTTTCATTTCATTGTCGATATTCTGCAAAACGATATTTTTACCATTTTCAGATAAATATTTAATATCGTTCGGAATATAAAAATCTAATCCTGCGTCGGTTTTATGTGCCTTACAGGGCATTTTCACATCAGTTGTTCTTTCAAAAATAATTCTCTTCATTTATTCACCTTTTTACTTTATAAATAATAATATCTTGATTTTTAAAATTAATTTTTAAACTTTCTTTCTTGTCAAATTTAAATACATCAATCGTATTTTTAATTCGTTCGTTCATTGTATCTTCTATTACGAAGAATGAATCAAACACTTTAATATATACTAAATCACCATATTTTATATTATATTTCTTTTTTAAGTCTCTGCTTATTGCTACCGCACCTTCATATACTAGTCTGTTACTAGCCATAATATTAGGTGTATCGTCGCATTGTTGAATTTCATTATTATAACTTGTAATTGTTATGTTAGAAATATCTATCCTTTTTGTTTCTTGTAGTGAAAACTTTACACTAATACGTTCATAACTATTGTTAAAACGCTGCATAATGCGTTTTTCAACAGGCTTTAATATATTATATATACAAACCATAAAAAATACAAATAGCAATATATTTTGAAGTGTTTTAGACATAAAATAATGCCGGTTTTTGTCAACTAGGAAAACCGGCAAACCTCAATCAGAGACATTATTTATGGAATAATTTAGCAATAAAATTCCAGAATTTGTTTCTTTTAATTTGTTTTTGTTTTTGAATGTCTTTTTGACATTCTTCGCAAATAAAATTATTTTCAATTACTTTATTTGAAATACCGTAATGTAGCTTATCACATTTCTTGCATCTATACAGAACGTTTTCTTGAGTTTCTGGTAATAAATCATATATTGTGATTTCTAAAGAACCGTCTTTTTCGTTGTCATTTTCGTTTTCGTTTTTATTATCTGCACCAAAATCGTAAACACAACAATTTCCAAAATATTCAAAAAAATTACTCATTGCTTTATCAAATTCATCGCAATTTTTATTATTGTCATCTTTAATCATTCTATTATTCTTATTTTTGACATAACGTTTGCGTGCCTTAAAATTAATTTCTTCACGATGTTGTTTATTATATTTTCTTGCATATTCGTTTACTTGTTCACGATGCTCTTTTTGATATTTTGCCGAATATTCTTTTCTACACTCTTTGCAATCGCCTCGTAATTGATTACTTTTTCGTCCATAAACTTTATAATATTCCGTTAAAGGTAATACTCTGCCACATTTGGTACATTTTTTAGTTGCAACTTTGTTTTCCATAAATAACTATCTCCTTTATTTATAACTTCTTTATATTTATATTATATATTACTTTTATAAAAAGTAAACAAAAATTTTTAATTATACTGAATATAATTAATTTAGATTAAAAACAAACTTACAATTCAAAATGTGTAATAGATGTAGTTTCTAATTCGTTTTTAACTGGAATTAAATTAATAATAGCATAGTCACCTTCTTTCCATTTATGTTTGTCCATAATTCTCATTTTAATTTCAGATAAACAAGGTGCTCCATCACACATATAAATCATATTATTAAAAGAATTCGAAACATTATGTTTATAAACAATAAGAAATGTAATCATTTAATCCTCTACAATATATTTTCTAATAACTTTATCTTTAGATACAACTAATTGTTCTGGCTGTCCCCAATCAACAATATAATAACTGCTTCCCTCATCGATTATAGAAGCATTCTTAACAACACCCTTATATTTAAATTCAATCCACTCTCTCATACATTTAGTTCATTCTTAGTTTTATGTTTTCCACAACATCTTTCTTTAGATTCATTACAAAAACCAACTAAATCACATTTTGGCACTAAATACTGCTCAGATAATGGTAATTGTTTAATTACTTGTCTCTTAATTTCATTAAACAATTTTCTAATTTCAAGTTGAGCACAAGTACAAAGTCTTTCATTACAAATATGTATTAATTCTCTTAAATTAAAAGTAACTACAATATTTGTACTGCAAGCATTTGGCAAAATAGCTCTAGCGTCTTCTTGATTAATCCCAAAATTAATAAATACATTATATACATCTTGCAAAGATTTCATACAAATATCAAAACCTTCTTTAGCTTCTTTATTATTTTTAATTTTATCTGGAATAATATAATCAAATCCATCTTCAAAATTACAATAACGTTGACTTTGTTGTGAATAACTAGCTGGACGATGTCTTACGAGTTGATGCGTAAGTGAACGACTCACTCCAGAAATTAAACAAGTAAAATTACAATGTTCAGAAATTGAAAGATGTCCAAAACTAAACACCTTATTAATAAAATTAGATAATTGTTCGTCTGTTTTATTTAACGATTCTTGATATAACTCGATAGGGCTCTTTTTTGAATAACAAGTTCTTGCAGCAACCCACATTTTTCTTAAATTTTTATCATCGCCCAAAACTAAAACTTCCATAACATGCTCCAAATTAAACTTAAATTAAATAATAAAATAAATAGTACTACCCTTTTATTTTAGGGTAGTACTATTGCGTTGTTATTTCGCTTCCGAAGCTGGAATGTCAGAAACCAAAGTGTCTGCAATAGATACGGCTAAAGTGCCAGCTTTTGCTTTATTATCTTCTTCAATAGCCATAGATTCATATTTTTTCTTTGCCTTCTTGGCACTTACTTTTTTAAGTAAATTAAGAAGCGAGAACTTCTTAAATAATTTTTTAGTAATACCAACAGGGTTAATTTCTCTATCGTAACGAAGAATTGCAGGCACTTCTTTATAAATATTTTCTTCAATATCGCTGTTAATTTCTTCGTTTTTTTGTTTTAATTGAATAGCCTGTTCAACTAAAACTTTCATATTTTGTTTCAATTCATCATTATTGTAATGATTAATAATTTGTTCAATAGATTTAAAATCTAATTTAATACCATATTCATCGAACAACTCTTCAATATCTTTATAGTCAAAATACTTAAATACATAAATTAACATTACAAGCTCTTCAATGTGTTTTCTCAAATAACCCGATACAGGATTGCCATCTTCATCAGTACTATCAAGTTCTACTTTCGCTTTAAGAATTTTATTAAAAAGACCTTTCAAAAGTTTTTCATGTCTTTCTTCGAAATTTTCTGCAAAAGTTTGAGTAAATGTATTGATAATCTCCTCTGTAAAGTCTTTTTTATTTTGCTTAAGAATTTCATTTCTAGTCAAAATTTCTGTCATTCTATCGGTAGCTTGTTCTACTTTAGAAGTCAGAATATTTACATCTTCTTGAGTTGTACCATTAAGAATTGGTTCAATAGCGTTATTTTGCATCTTTATCTCCCTTTTTAAGTTGTTGTTTTAATTGATTTAATTCTTGCAACCACATTTCTTCAATAGTTGTATTAAATAACTTTTGTTGTACATTTTTAATTATACTAATTTTATTTAAAAGTTGTTCAACTTTATCTTTTGTAAATGAAGAAATTTTCATATCTAATAAGTAATCAAACGAATTATTTACTTTATTAAACTTAAATTGCTCTAATTTATCAATCAATTCTTTTGTATCTTCATTAATATTAATAGTTTTATTTAAGATATACTGAATAAATTTAGACTTATTTTCATTAATGAGCAATTCATTCTCTATTTGTTTTAATTGATATTGTTTACGTTTTTCATATGCTTTGTATCTAATATCGTAATACTCGTTTAAAATTTCTTCAATATTATTATATTCTTTTACTTTTCCATTTCCATCAAGTAATGTCAAATTATCAGTAATAGTTTCAACAAGCTTTAATACTTGTAAAATATCTTTTTCTGTTTTATCAAAAAAGAATTCGCGTCTTACATTTACTTCAAATTTAAAACAATCATTGTCAGATAAATCTTTATAGTTTTTAATAATATCTCTTTCGCAAAGATTATCTAACACTTTAATATAACTCTTTAAATTATACTTGATTGGTATTTCAGTAATTGTTAATTTGCTACTATTGTTTTGAATATACTTACCATATAAAATATATTTATTTTCTTCTTCATCTTTTTCTGTAGTACCATTAAAGTCTTTAAAATACGGTAATAGATTAACTTTTTTATTTTTTCCTTTAAGTTTATATTCTAATACTTCAATAATTTCTAAAGGATTTCTTGGAGCTATATTACTTGAAAAACCAACTGAAAGTCCATTTGTACCATTTACCAAAACAATAGGAATAATAGGATAAAAACTTTTAGGTTCAATTAATTGTCCTTCAAAAGTTTGTTGTTCTAGAACTGGCTCATCTTCTTTTTTAAAAATAAGTTTTGCCAAATTTGATAAATATGTATAGATATAGCGAGGTGCAGAAGGATCGTTAATAAATCTTGTACCAAAGTTTCCGTCTGGTTCGAGCAAATTAATATTATTGCTACCAACGTATTTTGTAGCCAATCCGACTGCCACACCATTTAGACTATTAGCACCATGTAAATATTGTGTTTGTTCAGACGTTTTTGCAGAAAGTTGTTCTACTTTAATTTCTTTTTGTTCAGAATCTATATTATTCTTCAAAATAGTATAAAGCACCTTTCTTTGACTAATTTTCAAACCATCTGTAATTTTATTAAGTTTACGTTGGTTATCGTAACTAGCAAACGTAATATAATCTTCATTAAAAAATTGTTTTATATTAATAGACATTTCTTAATACCTTTTAAATTTTATTAATATCTAATTGATAATCTTTTAAATATTCTTTTCTTGATTGTACATTTTCTTTAGATTCGCCAATCCAATCAATTAATAATTTTTCAGAATCTTCACTAATTTCAAACTCTTCAAGAAAATTTTCAATTCCGCCATTGTTATTAATTAAATTAGAAAGTAAATCAGATCTCCAAGAACCCAGACCTTTAAAGTATTTAAGTGTTTGATTATTCTTTATACTATGTTTACTAAGATAATTATTCATATCACTTAAAGTAAACCAATATTTAACAATATTCTTTTTCTCCAAAATTGCTGCAATAGGCGTTTTAAGATATTTTATTTTATGCTCTTCAAACAAATGCCGTGCATATTTGATAAAGAAACCTAAATACAATCCTCGTATATGACTGCCATCACAATCTGCATCTTCTGCTAATACTATACAATCATGACTAATACTATTTTCTTTATTATTAATATCTAAATTTAAAACTTTAATAATATTAGTTAACTCTTCATTATTTGCCAATTCTTTTGCAGTTGCAGTATAAGCATTTAGTGGCACACCTCTTGTACTAAAAAAAGAGTTTTCTTCTCTTCCTAAACTTGGTGTTAATCCCCCAGATGCACTATCTCCTTCCGTGATAAATAGACGCTTTTTAATCTTTGTAGCTGGTAAATATTTGTCACATTTAAAATTCTTTTCAAGTTTAACACTATTCTTTAATGCTAATTGATCTTTAACTTGTTTTTTAATTTTATAATTAATAATAATTGGCTCTGTAATTTTTTCATTTTTAACGAGTTTATTAACAAATCTATCAAAATCAATATCTTTAAAGTATTCTCTAATTTCTGCAAATGAATTTGTGAGTTTTTCCTTTGTTTGACTATTAAATTGCATATTAGGAAAACTTCTCATAATACAAATTAATTGAATCTTATTTCTAATATCGCCTGGCGTAATATCATATTTTTTAAATATCTTATTATTACGTAAACGAGAAATAAGCTCGTTTAAAATAAAGTCAATATGATTTCCACCATCTTTGATATTTAAACCATTTACGTAAGATGAATGAATAAAATTATCAGTATCATTAGGCAAAATACCAATAATATATTTATCATTATCAGAAATTTGTTCAAAATCGTTTCCAAAATACGTCAGATATGTTTCTGGCTTAATTTTATAAAGTACTTGTCCATTATATTTAAATTTAATTTTAGGATAACAAACAGACAAATTAATAAGTCTAGTAAATAATAAATTTTGATGATTTTCGTCAAAACAAGTTAAACCAAATCTTTCATAATCAGGAATAAATGTTACTTCAGTATATGTCTTTCCAGTATTGTTATTTAATTTAACTTTACACTTATGATAAGATAAATTGTCTTTACAGATTAAAGAACCAGCGCCATCTTGCGATTTAACTTCAACTTTGAATTCTTTAGAAAAAACACTAGTACACAGCGCTCCGAGTCCGTTTAACCCAATAGTATTCCTATTATCGTCGCTAAAATTGCTACCAGCTCTTGCCCTTGTAAATGCTGCTTCTAATTGCGAAATTTTATTGCCTTTATCGTCGACAATTTTAGTAATTGGTACACCACGTCCATTATCTTTAACACTTATATAATTTCCATCTGTATTAACTTCGATTACATTTGCCTTCTTAAAATCTGTACGAAGCGCTTCATCAATAGCATTATCAAGAATTTCATTAATAATTTTTTCGAATGCTTGAATTTTTTGATATTGTTTATATTCAAATTTTTGTAATTCTCTATTAAAAATAAAACCTTCAAATGTTTCTAGTGACATTGAACCAATATATGTTGCAGGCCTTTGTAATACGTGATCTTTATCTGATAAAATTTTAATGTTATTATTGTTCATTTTATAATTCTCATTTAGACAAATTAAATTTTAATAATTCGATAAATTCGTCTTTGTTCTGTATTTCGTTCGGATCTTTATATTTAAAATCTTTAGGATATTTTATAATTTTACAATCTATAAAGTTTTTAAGTTTTTTATAAGTAGAGTAAGCAGATTTATATCCTGCCTCATCATTATCTCTTAAAATATAAACTTTATTTATTCCTAATTTTAAGATTTTTGCAATTTGTTGATCACTTATATTTATACCAAAAGTGCAACAAGCATTAAAACCAAATCCTGCTACAGACATCGAATCCTTCGTACCTTCATTAATAAATATAGAATCATCTTCTTTATTAATTATTATACTAAAAAGATAGTCACTCATTCTAATACCAGATTCATATAAACATTTTCTATCTGATTTTTTTGTTAAATCACGAAATTCATAAATATTTTTATCAATTGGGACGACAAGTCTTCTATAATACGGATTACTTAAACAAATTTTTAGTCCTATTTTGTCAGAAATATCTTTTTGTATATTAATTAATTTTAATATTTTATTTTCGTCTTGCAAATCTTTAAGCTCAACAAACTGATAATTGTTATATTTTATAATATCTTGTTTTTTATGCTCTTGTATTTTAAATGAACTTAAAACATTATTTACTATATTGTGATATTTTAAGTTCTCTAAATTAATTTGAAAATCTTTTTTTACTTTATCATAATCTTGATGAGTTAATTTTGAAACAAATGAATAAATATCACCTTTTGCATTACAAGAGCCGGAAAAACAAATATATTTTCCAGTATCTAAGTTAATAGAAAATGAAGGATTATCTTCTTTATGAAAAGGACAACAACAACGTACTTCGTCATTGGCTATCTTCACCTGTATTCCTTCTTCTTCTAACAATTTTAAGATGATATCCTCATATTGATACATAATCAAATTAACCCTGCTTGTTTTTTGACTTCTCTTTCGCTATCAATATCAATAATTTGTTGTGACAAATTACAACGAACTGAACAACCTTGATTAGATACAAACGCTGCTCTTCTAGCTTTTAAGAAAAAGAACGACATTCTATTTGCCAATTTATCCATATCAGATTGATGTATTTTAATACATAAATCTACGTTATCTACTACACCTTTTGCGTATGCCACGTCCGCTTGAGAATGTTCTTCTTTCTTTTTACTGTCTTCCATTTTTTTGACTTCTTGTAATGCTGAAATAATCGGTAAATCTTCTGCACGTGCAATAGCTTTTAATTGCTTGCTCACATTAACAAGTGCTTGCCAGTCGTATGGATTTTGTGAACCATTTTGCATAATTTGCATATAGTCAATTACTACTAAATCAATTTTCTTATATTTTCGCTTTGCTCTCCTAATTTCTATCTGTAACGCCGTTGTTGTTAAATTTTGTGGGGCGTCAATAAAAATTACTTCACCTCCAAGTTCTTTTACTTTTTGCCAAACAAAATCTACTTTTTTAAGTGTTTCATTTGAGGCTGTATTTTCATGCATTTCTTTAGCGTTTACATTGGCCAAATATGCTGATAAATTAATTTCATACTGTCTAGCTGGAGATTCAATAATAAAATACAAAACTTTTTTGCCTTGTAATAAATTTGATGCAACAACATTATTCATTACTGTTGTTTTGCCACCGCCTGATTTAGCTACAAAACATAAAAATTCAGAATTTTTTAAACCCTGTACAATATTATCAATACATTTAAAATTCGTTCTAATACCTTGAAATTTAGATGGATTTTGACGTTCGCGTATGATATCAATTAAAGTACTTTGAATATGATTAGTAGCATCGATTTCAGCAAAAGAATTTGATGTATCTTCATATTGTAAATACTTATTTAATAATTCATCACATTTTGTTACCTTACCACTATTTATACTATCACCCAATTGCTGAATTAATTTAACTATTTTTCTAGCTTTAGTCTTTTCTTGAATTAAAGAAATTACAGAATTAATTCCGTTTTCTTGATTGATATTAAGTTTAAAAATAGAGTCAATAAAAGTATTTAATAAATCTTTATCATAATACTTTTCATTAAGCTTATTCTTTAATTCTATAATAGTGCAAATAGAATTAAATTGTTTATAATGTTCTGTAATAACAAAGAATGCTTGCTTACAAATATCATTAGTCAAATCATTAACTGAAATCTTACTAATTACATTTTCTAAGTTCTCTACACTTAGACACATCATTTTAATTAGTAATTTTTCAAGTTCTATATTAGAATATTCAAAATTAGCCATTTTAGTACTCTATTTTTTCAATAATGAAATTTCCACCATAAGTATATTTTTCTTTTAGAAAATTATTAGCTTGAGTAATTGACTTAAATTTTCTTGCGTCTTTAATATTTTCAGAGCGCCAAGTACCGTCTTGTAATTTACAAGAAGTAATATATTTATCACTTTGACTTTTATATTGTTGCTTAATTACAAAAGAAATAGACTTTAAATTATTATAAAAATTTTTAGCATCTTGATCGTTTTCGAGCCAATTTTTAACCATTTCTTTTTCTCCTTCAAGAATTAATAATTCTTTGTCAGTTTTATAAGCTTTAATTAATTCATAAAATAAACTACAATCTTTTTTATTATAAACAGGTTTTTGACAATCGCCTCTAGTTTTCATTCCTTTACAAAGTTGATCACCAAGTAATTCGTCGATAAATTGAATTTTTGGAATAGTATTTTTAATAATATTTTGCCATATTTTATAAGATAATTCTGAAAGTTGTTTATTATTATAATCTAATTCTATTTGTTTTTTAAGTATTACAATAGCTTTTCTCATAGCAAAATTATCTTCATCGCCTACAGCATTAAGAATTCTTTTATTACATGCTGCTGCTAATTGACGCGCATTATATTCCATAGCAATAGAAATAGTTTCGCCTTGTGGAAATAAATATCTCATATCAGGAGCCCAAATCAATTCGTTTTTAGTAACTAATTCTTGAAATTCATCGATTTGCTTAATAATTTCATCAAACTTTTTATTAAGTTGTTCGTTATTATAAACAGCCAAAGGTTTAATTACTGAAACTTCTTTTTTATATTTACCAGTAAAAGCTCCTGTTTCAATATTATGAAAAGGTACTGCGCCACTTTCGCTATTAATCGCGCCTACTTGATCTCTTGTAAGTCTAGCTAAATTTACTCTACTAATATTTTTAAATACAAAAGTACAATGTGCAGCTTCCATAATTTTAGGCGACGTCTTATTTTCAATAAGTTTTTTAGTAATAAAATCAACAGTATTCTTAAAATTAGAAAAATCGTCTTTATGATGATAAGTTAATCCGCACATTCTAATTGCAATATTGTCAATATCTTTAGTATATGAAAGTAATTCTACTTCTACTCCTTCGTAACCATTATAAACTTTAATCATTAAAATGCCTCCTTTACTTGCGTCAAATCATCAATTATAATTATATTATTATCGTTTTTAATTTTGTCTTTGTTTAATTTTGTTTTAAGTAAATATGTTTTTATTCCAAGATTATTTATATTTAAAGCATTATTATAATTGTCTTCAATATAAAATTTAATACTATTTTTATCGAATTTCTTAATTACATCGAGCATTTTATTTTCTGAATAAAGGATTGTATCGAATTCTAATTCATTTTTTAATGCCCATTTAATAGTATCAATAGTTATATTTTTATATAAATAAACTGGTCTATTAGTAAAAAGAATTATTGTGTATCCATTATTTTTTAGATTATGTAAAAACTGCTTTGCATTTTTGCACAAAGGAATATTAGCTTTTTCACCACTTTTTCTATATATATCTTTATAAAAATCTCTATCTTTAACTGGAATATCATTATAATTTTTATAATTTGTATGATTTACCTCGTTAAATTTACTAATAAAATAATCAGGATAATTGGCAAGTATGCCATCAATATCGATTAGTACAAGATTTTTATATGCATTTGTATTATTAATAATTTCTTTTAAAATAAAACGATTTTTTACATAAGTCGACTTTAATTTAAAAAACTCATCAAATTTATCTTTATCAATATTATAATAATTACAGATACACAAAAAATATTTAAAAGCATCAACTAATTTATCGTACTTATCAAAATCTGTTAAATTAGTATTGTATAATTTATAACTTTTAGGTAAAAGATTATGAGAAGCAATAGATAATGCATCTATTGCTCCTAAAAAATATGAATTTATTTCGTCGTCTTTATTAATAAAATTCAAAAAGTCTTTTTGTTGTTTTAAATATTCTTCAAATCTCATTCAATTTCCTCATGATAACTGGCTACAAAAACATTAATTTCTGTTTTATAATCTTTAAAAGATTTTAAAACTTCATTAATAATTAATTGCGCTGTTTGATCGTCATATTTTTTATTTATATTATAGTTTTGCGATCTATAATACTCATTAAGAATAATTGTTTTATTTCTTAAAAGAATCTGAATTAAAGAAATACAATGTCCTAATCCATTAGGATATAATATACTAAAACAAGCTTGTCTAGTATTATTATCTTTTTTAAGAAGAGGAATAAGTTCATTTTTTACGCGATTAATAATATAAATACGCTCATCTTCATCTTCTTTAAAATTAGGTTTAATTTTAAGTTTCAAATTGTTTTCATTATAAATAATATTATAGTGAACATTAAGCTGTTCTAAATATTTTTTACCATTAATAATAATTTCATTAAGCATTTTTATTCACCAATTTAGCCAATTGTTTATATGAAAATTCAATGCCATCTTCAAATTTAACTCTATTTTTGTTAAATTGTTCAAGCGTCATATTTGCTAGATTAAGCATTTTACTGTTGTTTGCAATATGATTTTTTAAATAGTCGCCTTCTGGTTTTAAATTATATTGTAGTTTTTTATTAAAAACTTTTTCAAATTTATTTTCGCAAATATTTAAAAATTCTCCAAAAGTTTTTGGACTATTACCAGCAATTACAATATCTTGATTTTCAGATTTTTTATTTAAAATAATATTTCTAAATATTGGAATAAAATTATATACATATTCCCACATTTTATAAATATTAGGATCTAATAAAATATCAGTATTTTTATTATAAATTGTATTATAAGCTGTAATATTTACCATACTACTAGTATCAGTTGGAATATTACCAAACAAAAATACTGGAAAGAAATTTATCCAGCGCTTACAGCGATATTTTACAATATGTTCTGCTAAAATTTTCGTTTGTCCATACCAAGTCTTGGGATTTTGTTTTGTAGTTTCATTCAATGGATTGTCTTTAGAATACGTATTCGGATCCATTGTTGCAGTTGTAGAAAAATTTACAAATAAACTATCTGGCGAATATTTGTTCATAGATTCTACTAAATTCATAGTACCTTCTACATTTGTCTTAAAAGCTCCTTCGGTATCTGTTTCGCATCTATTAGTATTTACATATGCAGCAGTATGAATAATAATATCTGGTTTATACTGCATATATTTATCAATCTTTTTTCTATTTCTAATATCTAATTCTTTTTTATAATTATAATTATAAACAAGAGGAACTTCTTTTTTACTAAAAGTACAGTCTTTACTATCGATTTTCAATTCGTTATCAGGAAAGGCTTTAATTAAAGCACTAGATACGTTTCCAGATAAACCAGTAATCAAAATTTTCATAATTTATTTAATCTCCTTTTCAATTTGTTTGGCTACTTTAATTGAGTCTTGAATTCTATCGTGATTATACATAGAATTTCTACCAATTAAATATATGTCTATTCTATTTAAACTATTATACAAAATTTGTTGTTTAGAGTTATTCCAAATTTTTGCATTGGGATTATAATAACATTTTAAATCTTCAACATATCTAAAATATTTTTTTAATTGATACTGTAAATTATCGCAGTTTTCAGTAAATAATTCAACAGTTACAGAATCTTTAAGATTAGTGCATCTAAAAAATTCGTTGTCAGTTAAATTATACCAAAAATTATAATCTTTTAAAAATGTAAAATATACTCCATAATCTGCTTTGAAGTTAGCATATATAACTCCACGTTTTCGCAAATCGAATTTATTTTTCAATCCACATAAGTTACAAAATAAATTGTAATCAATCGTAGAAATAATATTCGTATAAATAATAGTAATTATTTCATTATTTAATAAAATATAAATTAAATGTTTGTCCAAATCTATTTTAATAATATTCGCATTTGCTAAAATAGATTTGTCTTTATAAAAACTATCTAAATCAAGTTCTAATACATCAAACTCGCTCATAGATGAATTTTTTAAGTTTTCAAATGAATAACCTATCTTTTTTTTATAAGTATCTAAATCGTCACTTTTAATAACTAATTCGTCTTTTAAAGTAATATTTTTTACTTTATAATTGTCTTTAATATAGTCTTTAAAAAAATCTTCTGTTTCTTTAGTTTTATGAAACATTTTTGGACCAAGAATATTATTAGACATTTCTCCACCAACTTTACTTGATCGTTCAATAATTAAATAATCGCTTTTTAAAATATGCGCCATTATACAACCTGAAATTCCAGCGCCTATAATAGCATTTTTTATTCTCATTACTTTCATTATAATACCTCCAATTTTTCTAAAGCAAGTTTTAAATGTTTTTTAATAGAATTAACGTCGTTTTTATTTTCTTTAACATATTCTTTAAGAGCACTAGTACTATATGAATTTTTAATTATATCATTAATAGTTCTAAGCTGTTTTTCATTAATAGAAACACATTTTTTGATATTATTTATAACGTCTTGTAATTCAAAGTTATCAAAACTAGTATCTCTATTAGATTTATGATATTCATATTCTAATACGTCTTTTAATTCACAGTCATCGTCTGTTCCATTATCAACTTTAAAATCAAAAGACAAAGAATTATCCAAAGGATCAGCAAAATCATGACTAATTACAGTTCTGTTATTTTTTACTACAGGAAGATTTAAAATTACATTTGTACGTTTTTTACCTTCATACAAATATGGAATATTATGTACAAAATTAATTCCAATATCAAGAGGTTTATTATTTCTATCTAAATATTTGTTTTCGTTATCGTCTAAAATTTCGATATTAAATGAATACTTTACATTTGATTCTGTTCTGCGACGTTCACGAATAAATTTATATTTAATAGCATTTTTAAGAAAATTTAAATTTTTAACTTCATTATCATTTTCTGATAATGTTTTCTTCATTCCAGTTCCGCGTTTTAATTCTCTTTCATTAAGACAATCAAAAATTTGTTCAAGCGCGAATGAATGCAAGTCATCAATATCTTTACCAGGAATAGGATATTTATTTGAAATATAATTAATAAATGGCTTAAGTTCATTATAAATACTAAAAATAGCTTTTCCAGAATTTTCGTCTTGTTTTTTATATTGTGCTATATAATTATTAATTGTCATAAAGTTTATCCTCGTATTTTAGTTAAAATTTGTTTTACTACTTCATCTACTGTCAAATTAGAATTGTCAATATATAAAATATTTGATGCAGTAGATAATCTATAAATAGAAAAATAATTTATAGCTTGTTCAAGAGTAGTACCTTTTGGAACTTTATTGTCATTTCTTTGTTTCATTCTTTCTTCAATTTTTTCAAGATTTGAATTAAGAATAACGTATAATTGAATATCATTACTATACATATAATTAAGCCAGTCTTTATCATAATAGCGATTAGCTAATTTAGCATAGCACAATTGATCTGGAATATCACGATCATAAATTATATATTTATAATTTGTAGCTTTATGAAGAGCTTGAATTGTAGAAGTTTTTCCAACTCCGTCTGGACCAGATAATGAAATAAATTTTATCATCTATTTCTTCCTCCTTTATTTTAACTACAAATATATTATAGAATATTTTACGTACTTTGTAAATATGTAATTTTTGATTATTTATATATAATCATTTTAAATTATATACAATCATCTAATGCAAGAATTTTTTCATCTGACAAAAACAATCTTGTACCACCTTTTTTACATACTTCAGCTTTTACAAATTGTCCAATCGACAATTTAAAATTATCACGTTGTTTAATATTGTCAATTGTAGTAGATCTAGTAATAATTTCATATCCGTTAAATTGTTCATCAACTAATTTAATATAACCGTAATAACTACCTTTTTTGCTTTTAACATTTTTAAGCTCAGTTAAAAATCCACAGATAAGAAATTTTTCATCGTCAGAATGATTTTCTAAATTATTATCTATCATCGCTATACTTTCTCTATATTTACTTAAATCAGCTGACAATATAATACCTAAATTTTTTAATTCGTACATAAATAAAGGTGTTTCATACATCTTATTAAAACTTTCAATAGCTCGATTTTTTAATTCATTTTTATAAATAATTCTTTCTTCTTCATTTAATAAACGAGCTTCTTTATTTGCTTTAATAGAATTTCTTAATTCAATATCTTCTTCTTTTGGTAAAGAAAAATTATCAATATAATAATCTAATAATTGCTGCTTGCAATTTAAATCATCAAAAGCTTTTAATTCGATTAAAGGATTAATAATTCTTTTATTTACTTCTTTAGACTTTGTTTTTTCAATAAAATTATTAAAATCAATAAATGGTGCATTTTTTTGAATTGTCTCACCAGCTAATTCAGATACTCCTTTAATAGATCTAAATGGAAAATAAATTTCACGTTTTTCATCATCAAAAGTAAATACAGATTTTGATTTATTAATATTTACAGGTAACACTTTATAATGTAAACGCTTAGCAAATTTAATTGCATCTACAACATTAAACTTATCTGCACTCGAATCAGTAGATGAAATAGCAAACATAGCTTTCATAAACGCTACTGGATAATAATATTTAGCCCAAGCGCACCAAAAACCTAAGATTGAGTATGCCATTGAATGTGCTTTACAAAATGAATATTGTTTTACCATTTCCCAATATAATTTAGCTTTATCATTATCCCATCCTTTATTTAAAGCGTTTTCAAGAAATGTTTTTTGTAAAGCATCATGTTTTTCTGCCCATCTTTGTGGTTGTTTTCTAACTACGTTTGCATCTTTTAATGTTAATCCACCAATTTCTACAACCATTTTCATTTTCTGTTCATCATAAATAATTTCACCATAAGTATCTTTAGTAATTTTTGCAAATAATCTATCAGCTTCACAATTACTATCAAAGTTATTTTTTAATTCACCAAAACGCTTTTTAATATATCTATCTGTAGCTCCAGTAATTAAACTTGCTGGTCGTACCAAAGTATTCATAGCTGACAAATCTTCAATATTTTTACACTGCATTTTCTTAAGCCATGTCTTCATTAAATCTGAGTCACATTGAAATACATAATCTGTTTCACCAACAGTGAAGACATGATCATATACTTTTTCGTCATTAAGATTAATATTATCCCAATCTACTTTTTTACCAGTTTCTTTTTCGATTTGAATATCTAATGCTTTAATAAAATCCATTGTAGTTAATCCTAAAAAGTCATATTTAATTAATCCAGTATGCTTAATAGAGTCTTTATCGAATTGACTGACGAGAAATTTTTCACCATTAACAGTAGCTAACATCATCGGACAAATATTACCAATTTTTTCATCGCCAATAACGATACCAGCTGCATGTTTTCCTGTTTGTCGTGGAATACCACAAAAGATTTTGACATATTTAAATAATTCTGGATATTTATTAACTAATACTTTAGCTTTGTCATCTTTTTCAATGGCTTCGTCAAGCGTTTCATATGTTTCCCAAGCGATTTCTTTACTAATCTTATTAGCAGTTTCAATTGGAATTTCTAATACTCTTGCTACATCTTTAATACCAGATTTTAATTTAATATAACTAATAGAACAGATCTGACTTACATTTTGTGAACCATATTTAGATTCCAGATATTTAATAACTTGCTCACGTTTAGCAGATTCAAAATCAGAATCAATATCTGGAGCATTTTCAGCAGTTCCAGTATTACGCCCTTCATTATAAAAACGTTCAAAAATTAATTCATATTTAATAGGATCAATACGAGTTATACCAAGTAAATATGCGATTAACGAACCACCTGCCGAACCTCTGCCAGCTCCTACGTAAATATCATTTTTTCTACAATAATTAAATACGTCCCACATTACTAAAAAATAATTAGAAAAGCCAGAATTCACAATTACTTTTGCTTCAGATTCAGCGCGCTTTACATATTCTTCTTTATTAACTAATCCTTTTTCTTTAAGTCCTTTGATAATTAAGTAATTAAAAAAATCTTCATTAGTTTTAAATTCTTTAGGTAATTCAAATTTAGGAAAACGTGCTTTATCAAAAGCAACATTTGGTTCGTCACCTTCTAATACCAATTCTGTATTGGCTATAGCTTCGTCTATTATATTTTCTTCGATATTTGGATGATACATTTTAAAAGTATTTTTAATGTCATCTTTAGACATCATATAAATTGTATCGCAAGTACCGACTTCTTCATCTTTAGCCCGACCAGATTTATTCATCATTAAAAGCATTCTTCTATTTTGAGCTTCATCTTGATAAGCATAATGACTATCGCAAGTTGTAATTAATTTAATATTTAATTTTTTAGCAATATCAATTAACAAAGGATTTACAAACTTTTGCTCTTCAATATTATGAGGCATAATTTCAATAAAAAATCTATCGCCTAATAAATCTTTAAATCTTTTCGCACAATCTAAAGCTTCTTGAAATTTGTTTTCTAATAATAGACGATTGATTTGCCCCTTAAGACAAGCAGAAGAAACTACTAATCCAGAATTTCTTTCTTTTAACATTTCAAAATCGATTCTCGGACGATAATAAAAACCTTTTTCATAAGATAATGAAGATAACGCGTAAAGATTTTTTACGCCCTCTTCAGTTTTAGCAATTACTGTTAAGTGATAGCTTTTACGTTGAGTTTTGTCATTAATATCTGGAGTAAAATAAAATTCACAACCAGGATAATGCTTAATACCAGCTTTTTGCAGTTCGTGTCTATATTCTTGAATATGTAATAAATTACCGTGATCTGTAATAGCTACTTTATTCATTCCTAATTCTTTTAAACGTTCAATAAGTTTGTCTGAAGTAATAAGACTATCAGAAAGTGAATAAGCAGAATGAAGATGTGTTAAATAAAATCCCATTATTTATCTCCTGTAGAACCGAATCCTTTATTTTGACGCTCAGAATCTAATGTAGCGTGTTTATATTGCTCATTATTATATTCTACTAATCTAGTATACAAAACTGGCATAACTACTAATTGTGCAACTTTATCGCCTGCTTTTATAGTTACTGGTTCTCCAGATACTTTAATTAAGTGAATATGAACTTCGCCGTTATATCCTTCATCAACTAATGTGGCGCCAAAAATGATACCTTTTTTAGCAACAGAAGATTTATTAAAAAAGATACCAGCAGTATTTTCTGGAAGTTTAATTCTAATTCCCGATGGAATTAAAACACTATCACCGATTTTAAGTGTAGTTTCTTTAAAATCATTTGGAATAAATAAATCAATACCTGCATCGGTTCTATGAGCTCTAACAGGGTCTTTAACGTCTCTAATCTTATTATAAATTAACATTTCTACCTCTTTTGTGAAAGAAAAATATACCTATATAACATAAAGCTATATAGGTATATTATACTAAATTTTATGAATTATTTGTTTCTCATTTTTTCGTAGATTTTATCATATAATTCTTTTTGAATTTCAGGAGAATTATTGATCCAATCATAGAATTTTGCAGCTGTATCTGCGACCTTTTCTCCATTATAAAGATATTCGCGAGGACCTTTCTTGATAGTAATTCCAAGTTCGATTGAATAATCTACCAATTCTTGAATATGATCTACACCTTTTTCAAAATCCATTAAAAATGTTCCAACACCATAAGGTGCAGCAATTTTATTTTTAGGAAATTGAACTTTTACTCTTACAGCTGACTTATTGCCATTTTCATCTTTTTCAACAGATTTAGAGATTTGCATTCTCATTGAAGATAAGAATTTTAATGCAGTCCCACCAGGTGAAGTAAATTGCTTGACATACGAATTCGCAGACATATCTTGCATCATGTGATTTAAGAAAAATAAATTACATTTATTTTTTGCAGCAATTGGCGTAAGCATTCTTAATTGTCTTCTAAAATTCTTCGCAAATAATGGCATACCTTTACCAATTGCTTCTTCGTTATCAAAATCATCTTGAGTGGAAATAGCAGCAACTGAGTCAATAATAATCAATTTTACACCGCCTTGTTCAATTAAAATTCTAATAGCGGCGAAAATTTCTTCAAAAACAGAAGATTGCATTAATACAAATTTTTCATTATCATCTACAGGTACGCCAAGTTTTTTTGCCCAAGACATATTAAAAGCTTGTTCAGCATCAATAAATGCTACTGTCTTTCCTTCATCAATATATTTCTTTGCAATTAATAAAGCAATGGAAGTTTTACCAGAAGATTCTGCACCAAAAATTTCAAAAATTCTACCTTCAGGTAATCCGCCACAATTAGATGCATAATCAATACCGATTACACCGGAAGACATAACAGGGACATCTGTTTTATCTAAAGCAATCGGAATATCACCGGTTTCTTTATTCTTAAATTTTGAATTAATAAGTTTTACTGCTTCAAGTAATTTAGATTGTTCAGCCATACTAATTTACCTCTTGTTGTTTATTTTTTAATAACTGGCTAAGATCAATATTTCTAGTCTTAATAGCTTCTAAGGCTAATTGAGCATTATTCATTTTTTCTCGCTTTAATTCAAGATTGTCTTGCCACTTAACATATTCGTCTTTAAAAAAACGAATAACCAATCTTTCTTCTTTAGCTTGAGTAGCATAATAAGCATCTTTAAGTTCTTTTTTGACTTTAAGATCAGACGAATTTGGTGTAGAATCTAAAAGCTTTTTAATTGCTTCATCTACTTTTTCACTATACCAAATATTATAACCCGTTTTAATAAGATTATATTCCTTTACTTCTTTATTAGCAATCTTACCATAATATTCAACGAGATAAGGACCTTCAGCTATTTTTTTAGAAGTGTTATAAAGATCATCATCAGCGCTAATAGAAATATCTTTAATTAAATCTCTTGTTTCGTCCATAATTAGATAAAATTGGCGACAATAATTGTTTACTGCCGCCAATACTCCTCATATTAAATTATTTTTTCAAAGGAAGTAATTTTTCAATTACAGATTTTTGCTTTTTTACACCAGTTTTTGCATCATTCCAAGATTTTTGTGTAATATAAGCTCTTGCATATTTGCCAATACAATCAAGAATATTATATCCATCTTCAGGAACTTTTTGCATAAATGCAGAATAGAATTTATAATTGTTAGAATTTTCACCTTTAGAATAAGCTTTACACCATTTAGTAATAGTTAAAGTTTTATCCAATTGTGCGCCAGTAGAATCAGAAATAATTTCCATTTTCCAAACAAAATTTGGAACCATTTCTTCAGTATTAAAATCTTTAGCTTCTTTTTTATCAATACCAACAAGCTTTACAGTATAAAAATCTTCATGAACCAAAGTAGGCGTAAAACTTTTTGTTTTTAAAGAAAATTCTTCTCTATTAACGTGTTCGTCGCTAGAAGAAGCAATAGTAGAAATAGTCGTTCCAGAAGATTGAGTTTGAGTATGAACAGTTTGTTGTACATTATTATCTTCAGAACCACCAGAGTGTTGTTCTACTTTTTGAGATTCTTCGACTTTTACTGCTTCTTGATTCTTTTGAGCATTTTCTTGCTCTTGTTTAATCATTTCATCTAATGTCATTTAATTATCTCCATTAATTTTATTTATTTGAGTTATTATTCTTCAATAATAACTCAAAATCTTGATCGCAAAACTTTTTGACATTACAATACTTGCATTTATTTTTATCTAAACACATATCAAAAGAATTTTGTTGTATCGATTTCTGTATATTATTTATTATACTAATTATTTTACTTTTTGTAAAATTAACTAAATTTTCGTCTACTTTTGTTTTTGACTGCTTATTGTGTTTAAGAAATACATAATTTACTTCATTAATTAATAATTTTTCCCGTTCTAATAAAGGAATTGTATATGACAGTAATTGTAAATTATCTTTTGTAGATACAGCTCCAGTTTTCCAATCAATTATTTTATATTTAATTTCATTATGTTTTTTGACTGTTTTTTGTAAAACTGTTTTTTGTTTACCGCTTTTATATGTCTTCAAAATAGGTAATTTAATTACTTCTTCTTTTTCTTCAATATGTTTTACCAATAAATCTATTATACCATTATAAAAGATATTTGGTAAAATCTCATATTTAAAATATTTTTCTGCACCTATAACTTCCATTTTACCATCTTTTATTTCATTATAAAAGTTATCAAAAAAATATTTAAAAATAGGTTTTGCTTTATTATACCATTCAGACAAAAATATAAGCTGCATATCCCTAGGATCTATTAACTTACACCTTTCTTTTAATGTCTTTTCAAAAATAGCAAAAGCTTCATCATAATCATATTTATTATTAATTGTTAATTCAATTGCTTTATGAACTGCTTCACCAAAAGCAGTATAAATATTTTCTTTAAATTCTACTAAATTTCTAATATATTGTAATTCATAGCGTTTTGGACATTCTAAATATGTAGATATCTTAGAATAAGAAAAGTTTTGTGTAATATTTTGTTCCATAGATCTAATCCTTTATAAAGCACTTTTCTTTCTGACATCAATACCTTCAAGTGAATAAATATCACAAATTTCATGAAGTAACGAGAAAGCATGTGGTGTAAGTCTATCTTTTAACTGTGAAACAGTAAGATTTGTTGTAATAAATAAAGGTATGTTATATTTAATAGAAAGCGAAAAAAGTGTATCTATCACTGTATCTACATAATTAGAGTCTTTTTTAACGTATACGTGTTCTAAATTTTCACAAAATATACCATCAAAATAAGACATATTATCAATAATTGAACGACCATTAAAAATATCATTAATAAGTTCAGACATATAAACTACTTGAATATTCTTATTTTTATTACACGCTTCTTTAGCGATATTCATTAAAGCAGTAGTCTTCCCAGTACCCATATCACCACAGATTAATATACCTTTACCTTGAGCAAAATTTAAATCAAGATTTTTAATGTAATTTTTAATGTTATTATATAATTGCATTTTAAGCATATATTGCTGTTTATTAACAATATTGCCGGTATCTTTAAGGACTTCCAAATCTAAATCAAAATATCTTAAAGGAATACCACACTCAATATAATGTTTCACATTCTGAAGATGCTGATAGCATTTATCACAAACATTATCAATACTAGTACAACCACAAGAACGTTTTTTAGAAAAATAAATAGTTAAATATTTATCAAACTCTTTATGAACTACCTCTGTCATAATTTCTCCTTTAATTAAATGATACTAAATTTTATTAAATTTTGCCTTTTTCACAAATCATTTGAAGCATCTTATTTTTACTAATAACACGTTTTTTCTTTTTAAGAAAATCATCATCAAAAATATCTGAAGCAATTTGTGAACGATAATCTAATTTTTCGTAAATCTTTTCTTCAAATGTATCTTTCATTTCCATGAAGTAAATGTCTACATTATCTTTTTGTCCCTTACGGATAATACGACCCTGTCTCTGTTGAATAGCGCTTGGATTATACAAGAGATTTAGGTTTATAATTCTCCTCGCAAATTGAAGATTACAACCATAACTCAAACAATCGCTGCAAATCAAAATCTTAATATCGTCTTCATTTTTGAATCTATTTAAAATAACTGTTCTGTTTTTTAAACTAATATCACCGTCAATAATATAATATTTTATATTATATTTATTAAAAATTTCACAGAGTAAATCAGTAGTCATTGTACGGCTATCAAAAATTACAGTCTTACCTTGAAAATTATTAATATTATCTAACAACCACTTTGCCTTTGGTGATACATAATCTTTTTGATATTCATTTGGATATACAATTTGAGGAAAGTCTACGAATTGCATTCTTTTATTTGTAACGCTCATCATTAAAGCTTCTTCAAAGCGTTTATCAAACTCTTCAAATGATTCATTAGATCTTTTATGCATATTTTTTTCAATTTCTAATTTAACATCATCTATAATTTGATTATATAATGATAAGTCTCTATTAGAAAAACTAAGTTCGACTTTGTGAATGTTAACTTTTACATCCAATTCTTGCTTCTTAAAAAACATATACGGTTTTACTAATTCTTTAATTTCTTCAAAGTTAGCTTTATTAACAACTGTCCAGCCACCGAATCTATCTTGCTTCATATATCTATTTACAAAACGAGTGTAGCCGCCAGAAAAATAATCTGGATTTATAACATTAAAAATACCGTATAAATTATGTAAAAAGGTTTCGAGAGGAGTTGCCGTAGCTCCGAAGATATATTCTGTATCTTTTAATAATTCACGCACGCTTGCTCTATTATTCAGTCTTCTTACTTTATTAGTTACATTAAAAGAATTTGTAGATTTAAGTTTTGAAGCTTCATCAATAATAGCGATGTCAAAATGTAATTCTTTTAATTCTTTAAAATCGATTCTAACAAGTTCATAATTAATAATCAATGCAGAAAATTTATTATTATTTGCAAATTGTTTATATAATATCTTACGCTCCTCTGTATCAGGTGTGACTATTTTTTCTGAAACAACTTCACCAAATTGATTTAACTTTTGTTTCTTAAACTCTTTTACGGAAAAGCACTCGATATCATATTGACTTTCAATTTCACTTTTCCATTGAGAAATTAAAGAAGCTAATGTAATAATAATAATTTTCTTTTTACCATTATTATTTACTATTGATGCAGCTTCAAGCGTTGTAAATGTTTTACCAACACCTACATCAAATGACAATATACCCTTCTTTACATTTGCAAGCCAGTTTGCTCCTTGCAGCTGAGTATTTGTAAGTTTATAGTCATTATTTTGTTTAAAATACGTTTTATAATTATCTACATCATAATTAATAGATTTTAAATTTTCTAAGCGCTTAATATCATTCTGATATTTTTCAAATTCACTATTAAGTAGATCAGAATACGTTAAAGAAGCATCTAAAACCTCTTTATAGACACTTTTTATAAAAATTGGTAAATAACATATATGAAAGCGCCAAAGTTTATCCTTCATTTGATATTGACAACCTATGAACGTTTTAAGACGTTGTGCTATATCAAATTCACAATTTATTATTACCCAACAAGGAAATTTAAAATCTAAGTGTATTTTGTGCATAAAAGTTTTTAATTCTCTTGACTAATTTTCTTGATTAACTTTAAGTAAAATAAGGTAGCCAATTAAATCTTTTACCGTATCGTCAGTGCCATATTCCTTGCCACGCATAATGCGCGAAAGCTTATCATCAATACGAACTTTAATAGAGTCAGCTGAAGTACCTTTATAAAAACAATGAATTGGCTCAAGCGCTGAATTACCATAACTCTTATTCTTCTCTACTAACATATCTGCGATTTCATTACAAACGCTTCTTACTTTTTGTTCGAATTCTTTTTCTGTCATTTTATTTTTCCCATTTATCTGAACAAATATTTTTAGAATTTATTTCCATTGTTTGATCTGAAAATCTTAATGTACCATCTTGTAATACAAAGATTTCGACAAAATCGTATTCGTCTTCTTTTCCATGATGAATTACTTCACCAGGCGTTAAACATTGTAATGCTTCCTTTAATGTCATTTATTTTTCCTTTTTAAAATAAAAATATTGTCACCATAAAAATTATTATACCCATTTCTTAACTGTCTTACATAATTCAAATTATAATTTTTTCCTTCTGTTCCTTTTGTTTCTCCATAATCTTTAATAATATGCGCTTTACAAATAAATTTATCATTTTTACAAAATCTATCTTTACCCCATACACCAAGCGTTTTTCTTCACCATTTTGATATATATTACCTAATACTAAAATTAAAAAACCATTGGGTTTTATATGTTTAAAATAAATTTTAGAAACATCTTCTAACCAATCCAAAAAAGAATCTATCGTATCTTTATTCGAACCATCTCTATTATCTTCAGAATACTTTACAATATTGTGATATGGAGGATGGCAAAACGCTAATTGCGCTTCAATAGATTTATCATTTTTATAATCTAAGATATCTTTTTTTAAACAACAATTATCTATTGGATTTAAATCAGAATATATACCATTATTATATCCAAGATATTTTGCTACTTTTTGTGTTGTACCGCTGCCGTAAAACGGATCCCAAATTGTATCTTCTTTAGTCTTAGTAAATCTAATAATAAATTGATATGGAATTTCTGGAATAAATAAACCATGAAAAGTTTTATCGTTTTTTATATCCCATTCGCGTTTTGGAATTATAAATAATGGACGATTATTTGTTGATGTATTACTAATCCATAATGAATCTGTTGTAATGTCATTCTGCAATTTACGCCACTCTTTTATATCAAGCATTTATTTTTCCTCAGTCATTAAAGCAGATCTAATTTGTTTTGCAAAATTATAATCAATATAAAACTCGTTTAATTTAGTTTTATAAAGAGCAAACTCTACTTGTTCATGATATTCTTTAAGTTCTTCAAGTAGATTAGTATTTTTCCATGTTTCATCTTTAGATAAAGCATCGATTCTCGAACTAAGTAACACTATTGCTTTTTTAAGATTATTTCTAGTAATTTTAAAATACATTTATTCGTCCTCTCTTTTTAATATTCGCAAAATAGCGTCGTCATACTCTAAAATTAATTGTTTTGCATGTTTAAGTATCAAGTGAAGTAGCCTTAATATAGCTTCATCTCTATCTGTTTTTATTTCGCGATATTCCAGTATAAACGGCCTATAAAGTATGTCAAAGTTCATTCTAAGTTGCCATAGAAATGTTCCTAAAAAATGACACAATCCAATTAGTCCTGAATTTTTATCATAATCCGTAAGCTCCTTAAATTGATTTGTTACTTCCGGAGATACTGGATATTCAAATTGCTCTAAATCCTTTAAACTATGTATAATTTGCTTATAATTTATATTACTCTTTTTTGTCATTTTATCGTTTGCCATAATCTGTCGCTCCACTTCTACACAATTTATTTCTTATAATCTTTTAACGGATGTTCTACCCACGACTTATCTTTCAACTTTTTAGTTGAAATACCATTTTCTTTCACTATATCATAGTTTTCATCTGCTTCTACATTATAATAAGTTTTGAAGTCTTTTGTAAAACAAGCTGGATTTCTTTTATTTTGATAACTAGCAGATTCCCGCTCACACAAACTCTTCCATTCGTCTGGATTATTTGTTAATGGCATAAGTGTTTCCCACTTTGCCAGTTTATTAAAAATACCAAGGGTGATTCCAACACTCATCCCACTATGATGCGCTTTAGATAATGTTTCTATGAGTTCATAAGCGCTTCTTGCACAGGAATTTACATAACCCTCAAATGATTCTTTATCGTCGTGCATATCACAACCTTTATCTGAAATATCATATCCAGCTAATTTCAACTCTCTTTTTGCATGTTCTAACAAACTCATTTTATATCTCCTTTAACATTTTGCCAAATCAATTGGATTATTTATTCTATAATTCAAATAATTATCTAAGAAAATCAATTTATTTTTAGTATCATGAAAATTTTTATTTTGAACAATTACTTCGCCAAACTTTGTAAATTCAAAGTCTTGTAAAATAGAATATTTAATGTCTTCTTTTACTGCAGCATCAAAAACCAAAAGACTAACTATAGCGTTAACTTGACTTTCTTCTATTTTAATTCGACTTTTATTGCTATTTAACATGTCAATTAAAATAGATGTAGCTTTGTTGACACCATCTTTTAAAGTACTCAATGTAGCTGATAATTTTTGGTTTTCAATATCATTCATATAATTATATTATACTAAATTTTGAAATAAAAATAGAGCAGTTTAAAGACTTGCTCGGGTCGTTATTGTATTTTAGTTCACCGTTATTAAAATGGAGCCGGAGAAGGGAATCAAACCCTTGTTTGATGCTTACAAGGCAACTATTCTATCATTGAATTACTCCGGCCTTATATTTATATTATACTAAATTTTAAATATTTATATTACATAAATTTATATAAAATCTTTATATAATACAAATACTCGATATTACTATATTATTTTATAATAAAATATGTAAAATATTCTGTATTACCTAATCTAAAAGCTAGAATATGAATATATGGAAATTCGCCTTTTTCAAATAATTCTTCCCAATTTTTGATTTCATTCATACAAGTTGGGTTAGATTTTTCTTCTTGCTTTTCATTTTGCCCCTTAATCACATGTAAATTAAATTCGGAGCGCGGTGAATCGAACACCGATTATGCTTCAGCCCAAGTGAAGTGCCATACCATTAGGCGACGCTCCGTAATAAAATCTTATACGGTTCCAAGGAGAATCGAACTCCTGACTCAAGCGTGACGGGCTAGCATTTTACCATTAAACTATGGAACCTAAAATTGCCAACTATTCGATTTGCACGAATGAAGCCATAAAGGCGGATGTTTTACAGACATCTGGATTTGTCTACTTTCCTAAGTTGGCGAATATTTTATTTAATTACTCTACAGAACATTCAATATTATTTGGATCTTTTTGATTATCACCAAAAGCATATGCTAAATATAAAATATTTCTTACAATATCTTCTTGTGTTATATTTTTAGCGTCTTTACATCTTTTAAAATATTCAGTCGCGACTTTAATACCATTTTCTGTTATAGTAAAACTTGTACCAGATAATTTACTAATATCAATTTTACAATTATTCTAATCATTTTTCATATAAAATATCCTCGGGTTAAATCTTATACGGAAGCGAAAGGATTTGAACCTTTGAAACCTTGCGGTTTATCAGTTTTCAAGACTGACTGTTTAAGCCACTCACACACGCTTCCAAAAATCTATACGGAAGAAGTAGGATTCGAACCTACATCTTAGCCGTACGCGCACAGTTTCTGTAGAAACAGCTCTACCGATTGAGCTACGTCCCATAAAATATATAGGCGAGAGAGGACTTGAACCTCCAAGACTTTGCAGTCAACAGATTTTAAGTCTGTCGCGTATACCATTCCGCCACTCACCCATTTAAATCTAATTTTCAAATATCAATTTACTTCTTATATTTATATTATACTAAATTATTCTACTTTTGTCAATCCTTCACTTTTGTAATCGTTATAGTTACTATAATGTTCAAACTTTACTGGTGGTACACTAGTTGGCCACACAAAAGGTTGAGCAGGAACACTCGGCATAATAGGATTGGCTACTTCTTTGATAGTTACCGGAAATTCCCCATGAAGCAAAACATTCTCCAATCCTTTCTTTAACCATTTACTTTTTGTGTCCTTATATAAACTTAAAACCTTCTGTACTTCTTCAATAGAATCTAGGTTAGTTTGTTTAAAAAGCTGATTCAAAAGAATACCTTGTAACTCAGTAAGTTTAACATCTAATTCAGTAAACGCTTGTACAATCGTTTCAATTTCTTTAATTGTTAACATACGCTCTCCTTAAAAGTATTAACATATATCTTACCAGATTTCACTCTACTCTTCAGTTATGGACTCTTATAAGAAATCTAGAATCAGTTATATTTATTCTCCCAAATTGATACCATTGTTATCTAAAACTTTTTTGACAACTTCCATTACATTGTTCCGACCTTTTTCAGTTTGCCAACACCATTTATCAGTAAAGTCTTTCCCATAAAATGCTAAACTAATTTCATAAGTAAACTTTTTAAGTTTTTCATTCATATTTAATCTCTATTACCTATAATTGTTTAATTGGATAATGAACTCTATCCTTATCTGATAATTTATAATAAGTTTTAAGTCCATCATCTGAAACTGCACCATATAATCGTTTAGATGAATATCTATTAGAATTATAAGTAGATTGAATCCACTCAGATTTATCATTAGTAAGTGGAGATGCAGTATCCTCATTTATTACTAATCGTTTAAATAAATTCATAACGCACGAATGAGATAATCCACTATGATTCTGATTTTCTAATGTATTATAAAATACTTTTGCCAATTCATAAGTATCAAGTAATATATTATTCTGATAATCAAACGTATTCTGATAATCAGTATTCATACCTAATTTCTCTAATTCATACTTTACTCTATCTAAATCAGACATATTGTACCTCCAAAAACTTATTGCGCCCACAAGGACTTGAACCTTGAACCTATCCGTTATGAGCGGATTGCTCTGACCGATTGAGCTATAAGCGCGAAATCTTCTTGTGTGGTTTAGCTATAATACATCAGGAGCAACATCCCTCCGTAAATATAAATAAACAGATATAGATTTTTACATCAACCAGCTGGTGTCTGCGCCCAACTCATAATACATACCTTATGCTGTATAGGGATTCACAGACAGGGTAGGGTATAAGGTGTACCAGGTATCTGTACTATATCAAGTGGCAGTTGGCCTATACACGTCTTACTCACTTATTCATTTAAGCACACAAATTGTCAAATATCAATTATTTCTTTATATTTATATTATACTAAATTTTTATGTTTTTGTAAATAATTTTTACCAATCTTCTTCCCAAATGATATTGTTATAATCTGGAAATGTCATTAAAGAATAATTATTGCCCTTAATATTGAAAGCATTAGCAATCATCTTTCCAATACTATTGTTTAACCATTTTCCGCCTACAATACAAAATCTTTCTTCTTCTGTTGAATATCCAACAAAACCTCTAGGCAAACTTCTCCAACCTGCAAGCTTTGGATTACCACCATTTTCTTCAATTACTTCTTTACTAAATTCTGTCCAAGCTTTTTTATGGCCCTTCATAATAACTAAATTTTTAGGCACTTCTACATGTCCTTCAACATTTTCTGCAAGTGTTTCTGTACTAGAAGTAATTACATTTGAAAAATCCTTTGATAACCAGAATAATCCAATTTTTCCCTTTTCAGAAGCAAAAACTTGTCTTAATCTAGCAATTTTTAAAAAAGTATTTTCGATTTTCATAATTATGCTCCTTATATTCAGTCAGCATTAATCATACCAACAATAGAATTCGTCTTCGGAAGTATTAAATTCATCTGCTCTGTGAAACATATCTTCAAATGCTTCGGCTGCTTCTGCACTTTGAGGATAGCCTCTAACACCCTCAATGGAAATTCTTCTATCATCACGTTCATTATCTACAATATATCCATGCGCCTTAAATTCTGGGTATTTTTCCATAAATTCAATAAATTCGAATACACAAGGTGAATCGTTAAATGCTTCATGAGGATTTAAATAACCCTTTTGAACAAGTGTTTTAAGTGTTTCTATATTTGCAAAATCATAGCGCGTACAGCCGCCGAAACCATCTTCTTTGTTTGCGTTAAGTAATTTATATCTTTCATTGTCTTGTTTTGTCGTATATTTTTGAAACATATTTGTTCTCCTTAGTCTTCTGGTACTAAAACTCTAATGTATCCGCACTTTGGACACACAAGCGTAAATTCATAATCTATGTCATTGATATGCATTACTAAATCTGATTTACAATTTGGACATTTAAGCATAATTATTCTCTTTCTATAAATTTTTAGTTAATTCTTCTTTAGATACTAATTCCATATTTCTACTTCTCTTTATTTAATTTTATAGGAAGCTAATTTATTTATAGCTTCCTTATATTTATATTATATGATACTTTTTAGAAAAAGTAAATAGGTAATTTTTAATTAATTTAATATAATTAATTTAGATTACCTATTTACATTGGCAATATTGCCATACATACATTCACAAATATTATTTATTAATAAACATTGTTTTTGTTAAATCGAATACTGTTTGCGAATCCATTGTACCGATAATTGTAACAACTTCTCTAATCTTTTTAGCTTGCTGTTTAATAACATCATCAGATGGCATTTCACAAATAGACTTATGATAAACATAAATATCTTTCACTAAGTTGAAAAGAAACTTATCAATATTATCACTTGCCTCTTTAAGCTCTTTTTCTGCAGATTCTTTTAAAACAACACACTTATCTTCAATTTCTTTTTTCCAAGAATCAGAAAAACCGAGTTCCTTGGTTTGTTCTTGAATAGCTTTTAATGTAATAAGATCTTTATAAGATTTTGCATCAAGTTGTTTAAACTCGACAGATTTTTTATAATTCTTTACAAAATCTTCAAAAGTAAATTTTACTTCAATCTTAGTTTCACTCATTTGTTCGTTTCTCCTTTTAAAATCAAATATTTCATAAATATATAATACTAAATTTTTAAGTTAAATTTCAATATCACTTTCAATTTCATTTCCCCAAGAATCCCAACCATCTACTTTTTGTCTGGCAAATAATTCTATTCTCGGTACGTCTCCAAATAATTGCACAATTCTATCTCGCACTTCATCTGGTTTTTGTGAATGTTCTCTTATTTTACTCATTATAACACTATGAACTTTCGCAGATATTCTTTTTGGTTTACCTTTAATTGCTAATAAACATAATTCTGTGTTGCTTCTGGTCCAATGTCCTAAGCCCCAAAATAATGAATCACTCTTTTTATTTTGTTTAACCCAAGTAAACGCACACGTTTTATATTTAAAACCCCAAGCTTCTATAACTTTAAACACATCTGGTAAAAAACACATTGTTGTCCAAATAAATAATACACAATTATCTGCTGCTAAATCTTTTATGTTTAATTTACAAATATCATCAACAGACATAACATCATATTTGCATTCTGTGCCACGATTACCATTTAATAATTTATCATTATATTTCCAAGGAGGATCAGCATATATAATATTATATTTTTTCATATATAAATATTATACTAAATTTTTAAATTTTTTGTAAACAAATCTTATAATTTATTCCCAATAACATTTGTCTATGTCCATCTTTGTACAAACTAACATTTCCATTTGCCCACGAACTACCGCCTGTGTTATATCCTAAATCTAATTTCGTATTTGTACCAGTTTGAAATCCTAAAAATCCGATTTTAGGCTGATGACTGTGTCCAATTATACATTTCCCAGCAGATAATTCGATAGAGCGTAATGAAGCTTGGCCACCATTATTACCTATATCACCGTGTAAAGAAAGCTCTGTATCAGCGAGTTTGAATGATTTATTATTGAGAAAATAAATATTTAATTTATTATTAAGCTTTGTTTTCATTGTTTCAGCAAAAGGATCTAAGCCTTGTAATGAATAACCACACAATTTGTGTGCATATAATGCGTTACAATTATCTTTTATCCAGAGATTTCTGTTTCCAAGATATCTATTCAGCCAAGAATCGTGATTACTCTTCACAATGTAAAACTCTACATTAGATATATCTTTTGCCCAATTATTAAAAATATTTGCAGTATAATTATGTTCTTCATCTAAATTTTTAAACCTAGACATTAACTTGGCCATCTTAATCCAATTATCTTGTTCATGATGATTAATTGTGTTGTGTGAACAAAAATCATGAATAAATAATTTTTTTGCTTTTAACAATTTAATTTCTTGTTTTAATAATTCTAATGCTTTTTGATCTTCATCTCCACTTAAATGTAAATCGCCTGCAACAATAGCTTCTGCCTCTATATTTTTAATTTTATCAGAATAATATGCTTTATTTAAATCTACAAAATATCCATTAATCCATTCTATGTTTCTAACATAAAATATATTGTTGTCTTTAATTTCTATTACAAGCCCGCCTAATTTATTATTTTCAGAATTAATATGTCCTGTTATATTATTTTTATAAATCACATCACTACAAGTACCGGTTAAATATATTAAATGTGTTTTATCTTTATGTATAGAAGGAATCATCTCCATACACTGTTTTGTACTTGCTGCTATTATTGAATAATTTTTGTGTCCAACTTCTTTAATACTTTTTATTGGATTTTTATTATTAGCAGTAATACCAGTATTTAATAATCTTAAATTACTGTTAAATGTAGCCTCTGTACAAAAATATTTTCCATATCTATTGGATGTTTGTTTATCAAACATTACTTCAGAACGAACACCTCTAATAGGCACTAATAACAGTTGAGCATTGTTATATTTACAATAGTTCTCCATCGCAACTACAAACTGTTCGTTTACTTTTGAATTAGGGAGGATTGACGATATTACAACTTTTTTAGATTTTAATTTTACTTCTGGAAGATCTACTGAGAACGTTTGTTTTAATTCTGAAAATGTAAAGTATTTTTCAAATGAATTTCCAAGTTTTGTATGTTCTCTATAATACCTACGGGTTATTTGATTATTACCTGTTTCAAGTTGAAAATCAGTTAATATATTTTTAAACTCCTTTATTATAGAGTTTTTTGTAATATTCATTTATCCCTCCAATAAATTAATTATAAAAATTTAAATGTTATTATTATAAAGAATTAAACCACTCTATAAATTCTTCTTCAGTATAAAATATCTTATAATTAAGTTTATTATCTATAAACGTCTTTAACTTTAATGGATCTCTTTTAGTCCAAGTTTGTATTATTTGAGTGTATTGTGTTAATTTTTGACCACTTTTTATTTTTAATTGCTCTTTTATTTTTAAATCATTTAATTGCTTTAAATGCTCTTTATTATTAGGATTAAATGGTTTTTTATAGTGAAATATTCCAAAATGACATTCAACAAATAAATCTAACTCTGGTACATATATGTCGCAATTAAAAGGATAACGTTTTTCATCAATATAAGAATGCTCTGTATCGCTAAATTTAGACTTTAATAATTCATAACATCGCATTTCAGATTTTGAACGATTTCCACATGTTCCATTTTTCTTTTTAGTATTTATAATTCTTTTTTGAACTTCTGGCATTCTTAATTTTTTACTAATTTTTTCTAAAATTAATCGTTTTTCTTCATCTGTTTTTAAATTCATTGTATTATTATGCTTTAATACAGCTTCGCGCTTTTGTTCTAAAGTTCTATTTGCGTGCGCTTTGCTTATTTTATTACCAAGATTTGTAATATCTTGTTCAGTAAAACTATTCCACATACGCTTTGTGGCGGCGCTTTGTCGCTCAAACGTTATCTGCTTCTGCTCTTTAGTTCTATTTTGTTTTGTAATAATCATTTTATTACTTATTATAGCTTTTTCTTCTTTTGTTTTATTATTACAAGCTTTACTAACATTTATAGAATTTTTTAATATTACATCTGGATCTGAATTACTACACTCATGACAGCAATGCATATTATATCCAATTTTATAACGTATAAAATTATTTTTATTTCCACATCTACAAAATATATGTAAATTCTCCAAATTATTAAAATTTTCTATTAAATATATTATTTCCTGCACTGATTTAAAAACATTATCATATTTTGAATTTATTTCTTTAAATAATAACTTATTTTGTGTTAGTTGATAAGATTGTTGCCCGCGTAATAAAATTTTATCTTTGTATTTTAAAATTATTTCTTTTAAATTTTGTAAATTCATAAAATAAAATAACTGTTAGATTTTAAATTTTTTGGAAATTTTTCGTGGTAATCTAACAGTTATTAAATAGACAACTACTGTCTATAAATCTATATTAACCACGAACGGCTTTCCAAACCGTATATAAATTATAAATGAAATTATTTCCAAAAATGATTTTTAGGATATAATTTCGTTGAATCAAAGTTTTTCAATTGAGGATGAGTGTACACGGGGTCTGTTATAGGTAACTCTTTCAAGTCAAATGCTTGCCATGTTTGTGAGCCTCTCCAACTAATTTGTACTGTCACATTTTGAATTTCATATCTTTTATTATCTTTATCTATTATAATATCACCACAATTTAATTTTGGCGTATAAATAGTCCAACATCTATTATTGCGTTCAAGCACAGCGCCTCTATAAGAAACTATATGAGTTTGACCAGCACTTGCTAAATGAGCATATATTATAATCGGTTCATAATATTGAACAATATCTTTTCTTCCAACTCTTCTATTATCATCTTCAGTATCAGTACTATAATCTACTCTTTTCTTTTTAAATAGTGCGACTTTGCTTCCAGTGTCTTGGAGAATCCAAAGTTCATCGCGTATTATTTTATTAAACTGATATCTACGTAGTACATTTAATGGAAGATAATTTGTACCAATATAAGAACTTTCGCCTGTTGGAATTTTATTTGTATGAGGATCCCATCTTAAATTATTACTATCAGTCCAAGTTCCTTCTGTTGTACTCATATATTCTGTAGTATTAGGAGCACTTTGATAACGAGACAATTCAGACTCTAATATATCATTGCCGTCTTCCATCACAGATGAAACTTTAAAAAATACATCAGTACCGTCTATAATATCAAAATCTTCGTAAACATATTCTGTATCAGTAACATTAGATTCTAATAATTGAGGTTCACCGTAAGGTACGCGACTAATATAAATATTATATGATGAAGCAAGCGGATTTGCAGTCCAAGAAATTTTATATTTAGATTGCTGTCCTTGACATAAATTCTCAACCAAAATTTTATCGGGAAAGTTTAAAAGCACAATTATTCACCTTCGCTCGGTAATTCTTCTGTCCCTTCATCGCCAGTGCTTGGGCCTTCTTCATTTAGCGAAGGCTCTTCACCGGTTTCCATACTAGGCCCTAAGTCAATTGGAGCTGAACTATCAAAACTCGGTATATCACTATCTAATGATGTATCTGGGCCACTCTCCATTGTGCCTTCAGCTTGTTCTTGCTGCTCTTGTTGTTTGAGTTTCTTTTTCATAATCTCAATAGGATCTTCACCAAGAACGTATTTTAATGAAAGCGCAGGATCATCTTTAACAGTTTGATCAATAATTTCTCTCGTTAAAGCATTAGACATTGTAGCTTGATCTTCTTTTCTATAATAATCTAACACTTTTTGGTCAAGACCGAATACATCACGTATGACGCCCCACGGAATAGCGTCCTTTTCGTAGAGCTGCATCAAAAATTGTCTTTCTGATTGACTATTTAAAAGATTTTGTTTTTGCCAAAGGAATGTAGGTAATAAATAATTATTATTAGCAAAACGCTTTGATTTAACTAATATATTTTTTCTTCTATCACTAATACTAGTATTAATTAATTGCTGTTGTCTTGCTATAGGCAAATATATCTTATTAATAAAAGTATTTTCAAGCATAGTTCTTTTTGTCATAAATCTATGCATTAATAAACGTGTATTAGCTGTCTGACCCGCATAAGAAGTGTCACCATTCATTAACGCTTCGTTCATAAAAAACGCTTGCATAATACGTTTTGTAGTCCATTCAAAGTGTGGCAAAAGATTTTCAATTTTATCTTTAGTACCAACATAATCAACTTGTAATCCAAAATGGTAAATAAGTGACATATCTGGATCGCCAGCAGCTTGAATTAATAATTTTTTAAATTGTTGAAAGTGCTTTTGTGACGGTACCCAACCTAGCGATTCAGAACCTAATTTAAAGATTTTGATTGGAAATAAATGTCTTTGAACAAATGTATGTTGAAGTGTTCTAATTTCTTGTTCGTACATTAAATCAGCAAGTGCACGTTTAGTTAAAGGATAACCACGTTTAGAATAGCCATCAACTTGGTTTGCTAAATACATTATTCTAGCATCTGGAATATCGTATGGCTCTTCATTTAATGCAGCTTCATAATATTTACTGTCGGTTTTTGAAAGATTCTCTGCAAGAACTTTAGCAGCGTGTGTATTTTCTTGTAAAATTCTACTTGTTTCAGGGTCCGGTTTAATAGTAAATACTCTACGTGTAGAGCCAGGTAATGTAACAATGTCTACAAACTCTGGCGGATACTGTACCCACTCTTCCCACTCTAAATTTACTGGATCCCAATTACCTAAAAATACTGCTTCGCCTAGAAGCGCAATATCTCTCAAAGCGCATTCTGCGATATTTAACAATTCAAGCCTATCTGCTGTAAATTGATAATATTCGCGAACTTCTTCTACAGGACACATTAACTGAAAATCTGATAAAGGAAACGTGGCATGAACATCTACACATGAGCTAAGTACGGGATTATAGGCGTAATAGTGACGGTATCTTTTATTGGCTTCTGGCAAATTATATGTTGGAAACATTACTAACTGGCTATCGTATAAAGGATCTTGCCAGTTTAATGGTACTCTGCCATATTGAAAAGACGTTTCATTTGCTAAATTAGCTTTTTTAGAAAATTTAGTGCGTTCAATTTTTGCTAATTCTGGCAATGTTGAATTAAGTTCTGATCCTTTTATTTTTCTCATTTTATAATGTTTCCTTGAATACAATTATTACTTTAAAATATAAATGATAAATTACATTTTACTATAGAATCTTTTATCAGCCTCTTTTTGTCTCTCTGGACTAAAATTATTAATTTTTCTTAAATAACCGATAACTCTCGTACCATAAGAAATATTTTTGCTTCCACATTTTGGGCAATGATCTAAAGTACGTTTATCAATATATCCACAATTTTTCTCTTCACAAATTGTACATTTGACGTTCCAAGTCCAATAATTACAACCAACCTTTGCAGCTACATTATAAAGTTTTTTATAACTTTCTTTTGTGGGAAATTCTTCAAGATTTAAGTGTAAAGCTGAACCGCCATCTAAATATTGTAAATTTTCTTTACCGTGTAAGAAAAATTTATCAATTGGATCAATTTCAGAATCTTCTACTTTATATAAATAAGAGTTATAACATACACGATTTTCAGGTACTTTATAACCATCTTTTTTGTCCCAATTATAATTTTTTACTCCAAGATTTTCTGCAGGAACGAATTCCGTGTTGTACATTATCTTGTACTCTGCTTTTGCTTTTTTATTTTCATCATAAATAACTTTTAACAATTTAGAAGTCCATTTTTTATACTCTTCATTATTGCTAACCTCTAAACCACAGAACTCAGCTGCTTCTACTACACCATTTATACCAACAGTCATAAACTGCTTATTCATATCAATATAGCCCTCTCTATATGCATCAAGCATATTCGCTTCTAAAAACCCTTTAAAGAAGTTTTTCGTAGCTAATTGATATTTATGTATTTTTTGTACTTGTTCTTTTAATTTGTCTTCGATTTTAACACCTTGTTTTACTGCATCTTGTACAAGTCTATTAATATTAATGGTAATTACATTTAACGAGCCAGATTGAGTGCCACCAGCTCCTAATGAGTACGAAAATGTGTTATCTTGTAATTCATTGCGAAGTCTACAGCAGCTTGCTAAACTATCTACACTATCACTTTCATAATTAAAAAATGAATTACCTTTTGAAGCCTGTTCTGCGCACATATCTAAAAAATCTTCATCGATAGGCCCATTTTCATCTACAACCATTGCAGCAGTTACTACCGGAAATGTTAATAACGCTTTTCTTCTTTCTTCATTAAACCAATTCATGAAGAATGACTGAAGTTTTGTAATAGAATCAAAATCAGGCGTAGTCATATCTGGAAATACAAATTCGCCAAATAATGATTTTAAATAATTTTTATCGAAAACAGAAATATTCCAAAATATAGATTGATAACCTCTAGCTGACGCAGGCTGATTTAACGAATAAAGAATTTGTTGAAAACATTGCTCAATTTTTTTAGTATTAGTCGATAAATAATCTTTACCGAAATCTTTTCTAGCAAAATAATCAAAACACATTAAAAATTCGACTGTTGCTAGTGCACCACAAAATTGAGAAGATAATGCAAAACAAAGATTAATAAAACTACCGCAGAAGGAATCAAGATGTTTTGGAGCAACGCTATCGCCGCCTAAACCTTTTAAGCCATTGAGTAAAAATGGATACATTGTGATACTAACGCAATATGGAAAAACTGCCGATTCATCATGCACATAAATTTCATGTGTTTCAATTTGTCTATTATATTCTTCTGCTAATTCCTTACCAAATAATTTTTCAATTTCTTTCGTAACGCAGAAACGTTTAATTTGTACATTAATATCTTTATTAATTTCTGCCATTAATGTCGCGACATTTTTATTTACAACATTTGAATTTGCATCAACATTAGAACCTTCAGCAGCATTATTAGCATTTTTATAGTTTTGAATAAACAAATATTTTTGTTCAAGTTGTTTTTGTGACAATTTTACAAATGTAGAACTAATTTTACTCATATCAGATAGCCTCTTGTTTTACAAAATAATTATTTAAAATCTTATTAGTATGTAGATCTATAAAACGTTGATTTGTATTTGGGTTTGCAAGTCCACCTTTTTCTTCAATATACGGACCAACTTTTAAATAATCTAAGTTTAATTTTATGTCATTATCTACATCTTCTTTGCCAGTATACAAACAAGTCTTATAACCATTATTTTTGGCTAGTTTTAAGTTTTGTATAAGTTTTTCTTTATTCCATTCGCCGCCCAAAAATAAAATACACGATACATAACCTTTATATTTATTTAATAACTTAACATAATCGTCATCTTTTAATTCTTTAGGTTTTATATCAAGATTTTTCCACGAACAATTTTTACAATTGTTTTGACAACCAGCAATAGAAAAAGATAAACTTATTTCATTAGGCACTTCTTGAAAAACAACATTTTTCGTATAAAAAAATAATGGACTCATATAAAAATTACTCAAATTTTGACAAAATTAGATAATAATAACGCCATTTCTATATATAATAATACTAAAAATGACGTTATTTAAAACAAATAATAACTAATTATTGTTCAGTTTCCGTAGTTACTTCTTTTACATCTTCTTTGTGTTTGGAAGGGGTTTCGGCAAACACATCTACTTCTTCTTGCTCTAATTTTTCCGGACTCAAACCAATACTATTATAAAGCTCATTTAAATCAATTTGTCTCTCTAATGAAACTCTACTTTGTAATGATTGAAAATCAACAATTTTATCTTTTACTGTTTCAAGTACTTTTTGATAATACTTCAGATCTTCCTTATATTTTTGTTCATCGGAATCGATTTTTTGATATTCAGGAGTAGATTTGTCTAAAGTATTTTTTCTAGCTTCTGTCCATCTAAGTACTTCATTAATTTTATTGATTCTTTCCAAAACTTTATCTTTAATTAAATCTAATTCTTTAAAATAATCTATAGCTTGACTAGCTGCTTCAATTTTATTAAAACTAGAATTAATTTTTGATTCATCAACTAAAGATTTATTTCCATTATAATCTTCAAGTTTATAAAGTTTTGAATCACAAATATCTATAATACTAGCTACAATATATTTTTTACCAGTATTCTTATTTACGACGATCATGACTTATTCTCCCTCAATAATTTCGTCTAATCCTTCATTGATTTCTGTAATATCTTTTTCTTGCATAGTTAAGAAAGGAATAATATTACTAAGCCAGTCTTTTACGTTATTATAGAGCTCAACAATTTTATTGCCGATATCTTGCAAGAAACCAGCTTTTACTGTTTTATACATACCATTTTCAATTAATTCTAATGATGCTAAAACCTTCTTAGAATTAATTTCTGCAAAGTCTGTTAATGTATTATATTGCTCAAAATTTAATGCACCAGAAATTAAAAGATTATCAAGTTTATTATATGCAGCATCTTTATCAAACGCTGAATTTTGTGAAGTTTTAATTTCCTTACGGAGTTTCTTAATCTCATCTTGAATCATTTCTTTATTTCTTGGGTCTTTACCTTTCAATGCAATTTCAAATTTTTCTTGACTAGATTCATAATAGAAAAACTTATTTACAACATTCTCTTCAAAAGCCTTAAGATTTTTAGGCGAAACATATTTTCTAGCTTGTTCTAATAAAGCCTCAACATCTTCAACTCTACTCACAGCTCTCATTCTATATTCTTCAACGGGTCTTTGATATTTTAAAATCATATTACCAATTTCCTGTTTAAGTTTCTGGAGTTTCTGTTTGCCTTCTTTATCTTTAAAAGTAATTTCATCAATTTTTGCAGCAATTTTTCTTAAGCGAGGCTCTACCATGGCTTGCGCTTCATCGAGCTGCTCCATTCTAGGTGCCAATTTTTGTTGAAGTTTTGCATCAAATTCGTCTTTCAATCTTTGTGCAGATTCATCGAGAATCAATTTTTCTTCCCAAAGCTTCATTAAATCTTCTGCTTGTTTCTCAAGACGTTTTAATTTAATATCTTCTTTATCAGCTGCCTGTCTTTTCCATTTGCCAGTTTTAAGATTTTCTTTAACTTCTTCAATAGAATAAACACCATTATCTTGACTTGTTAAAACATAATCGTCAGTTACAAGCGTTACTGGAATTAATGTTCCTTCTTCATCAATAAAAACAGACGTTTCATCAATTTTTTCATTATCTAAATCGTCTTCAGAAGCAATTTGTCTTGATACTGGAAGGTTTGTAGTATAAACTGCATCAGCAGGTTTTTCGATTGGGCCTAATGTAGTTGTAGGTGTTTTTTCATAACGCGTATTGAATAATGTGTTATTAAGATCCGTTCTTACAAATGGAAGAGCAGCCATAGTAAATAAACCAGCCTTTTTAGCATGACAAAGTGCATAAGCTGCGTCCTGTTCATCTAATCTATCTGCTAATTGAACTAAACAAGTGATAGCTTCCGGAGTTTGTTTCTTGTTAAATTCTAAATTATCAGACAACCCTTCGGCAGAAATACTCCATTTACCATTATCATAAGAAACTTTAATAAATTTAGCGTTTTTATTTGCTTTAGAAAAAGTATTCATTTCGTCAACATTACCAAATTCTTCTTCTAATTTTCCTGCCAGTTTTGCCATCTTCTTAATGGGTTCATCTTTACAAGACTTCAAATAAGAAAAAATTACTCTTTTTTGCTTATTTAAATCTTTTAATAAGTCAACTTGTTTATCTTTAATATAAGATGATTCAAGTTTATTGTAACAAGCTACAATACTCTTGAATTCAGAAAAAGAAATATTAGTATCTTTTAAGTCATTAAAAAGATCTAATGTATCGATTTTGCAATAATTAGCAGTCATTTATTTTTATCTCCGGAAATTAAAAACAATTATTTTAAAATTTAAATGAATTTTACTTTAATCCGTTTACACTATTTAATGCAGTAAATATGTCATCATCTTTAAATGCGCCGCTCGAATGGAGTTCAGCTTTTACTGTATCGCCTTTTATATTTGAACCATCAAGATGTGTATTCATACTTTTTTTACCCTTTAAAAATATTCCATCATCAGTAACAACTGTATCATTGCCTCCAAATCCCTCTAACGCCGATATAGCCATACAATTTGCACGAAAAGTATCGTCGTGGGAATTAGCATCTGGATGGTCTGGTTTCCCATCTTTACCATTTACTAGTCTTCTTAATTCTTCTTCTTGTACAGATTCTTTAATAAAATCAAGTGATCGCGAATATAATAATATCTTAAATTTTGCAAAATCATCAACCTTTAAGGTGTGTTGCTGGCTAACAATACCTTTATTTGCTAATTCATCAAGTAATTGTATACTAGAAAAGTGGTCAAAATATATACCGCTCACAGGCATTTTATACTCAAACAATAATTTTTTAATAACATACTCGACATTATTTACATCAACCTTTCTGTTTTGTGCCTTATTTGGTACCCAGCTCAATGTAAAATCTTGAACATATTTTTTTATTACAGAACCATCAGCTAAATACATTGATTCATCATGCCACATTGTAATAACCGTCCTATCGGTAGTCAAACCAATATCTCCGGCTATTACAAACATTTTATCTGGTATATTAAAGTTTTTTCTAACAATATCTTTAATAATCATATTACCGTTTAATGAAGTTTTCGTTGTTTCTGAAAATTCAAACATTGGGATACGTTCATTAAAACTTTCGTCAATAAAAACAGTCTCTGTAATCCAAGGATCTTCTGCATCTGGTGGTTGACATAAATATTTCGCTTTACTGCCTTCTGGATTCTTTTCAAAATCGGGTATAAAAGATTTAGGCATTTCTATACCATTCCATTCACCCCACTCACCTTTGAATGCAGACCTGGGCTTTACAGCAAATGTCGATGCTATGTCGCAATATGTATTTATATCATCTTTATATTGATCTATTAATTTCAAAATTGGGTCGTTTTTATAACGTGTGAATGAAATTACAAAACCTTTACCATAATTTTGAAAACGTGTAGTGCTTGAAGTTTTTAATGTTTCAAACATTTCAATAGCGTTTGATTTACTATTTTTATCTGAAAATGCAGAAAACTCATCAGCAATCCATACTAATAAGTTAGTACCTTCAGCAGCATCTTGTTGCGAACACTTAGCCATCGCACGTATATATTTAGGAAATATAATTCTATCTTGTTTTATGTTTACTACATCAGTTGACTCATATTTTTTATCATCTTTGATTGATTTACCAGAATCTACGTATTTATATTTTTTCTTTAACCACTTCCAATTTTTTACAGCTAAAATTAATTTAGCCATAAATACATCAACACTCTGCCTATGATTATATGCTACGTTTAATATATCAAGATAATCAGCAGTCACGCCTTTGAATAACTTTGTTGGATTTTTACAACATAAAAGTACATAAACAACATAAAGTGTTGCGTGACAGGACACTGTGTCTTTTCCAGAATTGTGATGAATTACATTATCTACAATAATATTTTTATGAACTGGACTACAAAATCCATAAAAATCATCTTCTCCAACATATTCTATAGATTTTATAGATTCAAAATGTCCATATTTTGTTAAATTATAAAAATCACTGCCATAAACATAAAACTCAAAGCCAAGTCTTTTAAACTCTTGTTTAATTAATTCGAGCTGTTGTAAATTATAATATTTTAAATTTTGTACAGATTCTTCTATATATAAATTAGCGTTATCTTTATCTAAAACAAGTAAACTCGGTGTATAATGATATGTATAGTTACTATAATTAAATGTTATTTCAAATGGTTTTTCTACAAAATTATATCCACATTTTAATAATTGTTTTTTGCGCTCTTCTACTTCTATTTTATAATTATATATATTTTGTTTTTGTTTACCTAAACAATAAATTTTACTACCACAGAAAAGTTCTTTTACTTTTTGATAAACAAACTTATCTGTATAAAACTTATGTTCACTATCTACAATAAATTCTTTATTAGAATCTGTTATTATCTTATATATAGCGCCGGTTCCTTCTTTAAATGGTTTTATTTTATTGATTACTTTTTTATTTTTATTAAAATCATAAGAATAAATATTTACAGCTTTATCTAAAACATTCCATTCTTCAATTGTATGCGATTCACCAGTCTTTACATCAGTAATTACTTTATCTTTTTTGAACCCTCCCTTACCCCAAGCTAATACGGCTAAACTGTGTTCGTTTTCAAAAATCTTTTTTGGTTCGTCTCCAAACATGAAATCGAAAACATCCAATTGCCTCTGCGAATATGGTGGAAAATTCATGTGTTCAGATGAGGCAATAAATTCTTTAAATGTTACGGGATCCTCTTCCCATATTACCTCATCCGAATTTTGTTCTTTTTGTTCTTCAAAATAATCATCAAAAAGCTTATTCAAATCCATAACTTATTTCTTTCCTTTGTGCTTCATTTCTTTTTCAATCTCTTTAGCTCTTTTTTTAAGTCTATCAATAGCTTCTTTACCATTAAAATAAAAATCTTTTCCATTTAACAATTGTTCTGTTTCTTCTTTACTTAAAATTTTAGAGCAAATTAGTTTAATGAGTCCTTCATATTCTTGTTTTGTATGCATAACACTGGATTCGATTTCTTGTCCTTTGCCAATCTCAATCGACGAATACGTATGCAACATTAATGTAGAATTTGTATTAAATTCAATATTGTCACAAAACAAAGCCATCAAAGCAGCTGCAGATGCTGCATAATTCACTCTAGCTAAAACATATTTGCTTCTACATCTTCTAAGTGCATTTAAAAATAAATTTAACGTATGAACATCACCACCGCCAGAATTAAAATAAAAAATAATTTCATCTTGTTCTCTAGCTTTTTCAATTACATCAAAGTAAGGAGCGTATATAGAAGCATCAGAATCAAATTCGTGCCAAAAATTAATGGTATAAACTTTTGGCATATAATCTAATTTATCTTGTACTCTTATATTGCTTTTATAATCGTGATTAATATAATCAAAACCTTCGCTTAATTTTTTAACCATTTCTTTTTTCCTCTAACTTTAATTCGTAATTTTTAATTTCTTCCATCGCGCCTTCTACTTCATCAATAAATCTCTTTACGTACTTCTGCCTATATTCTTCAGTTTCTTTTTTAAGTAATTCGCCAAATGTTTTTAACGCTGCTTTTGTTAACATCTCACAAAGCTTTTCCATTAAAGATTCGATTTCATATTTAGATGTCCATTGCTCTATATATTTACATATATCATTGATATCCATTGTATATCTACGTATTAAATCTTCTACAGTTGGCTGTATTTTATTTTTACTAAAATTGATATTACAATATTCAATAAGACTACATATTTTTTGACTAATTTCTTGATAATGTTTTTCTGAAGCAAAATTATTTCTATTATGCTGAATAAAATCTTTAATTTCTCCTAAGTCAGTAAAAAGCCTTTTTGAGCGTTCACCTTCTTCAGAAGATTTAATTAATTTTTGTCTTCTATCTAAAAGTGTTTCTATTAAATAATTTCTACGGCTAAAAATTGATGTTAATTCTGGTGTTGATTTAATTTTATCATTTACTGCAAGCGCTGCTGATTGTGTGTTAGATTCAAATTGAGTGACGTTAATACCTTTTTTCTTAACATCTACCATAAATTTCCTGATTGTTGGTATTGAAAGCGAGTAACCTTTCTCTAATAACGCTTTTCTAATTTGAATCGTACTAAATCCTTTTGATATACAATCTAAAATAAATTTGTAATATACAGAATTTTCAATTTTATTTTGTCCCGCCATTTAAAATCACCTCTAAGTCTTTTAATAATTCAGGTTCTCTTTTCATTCTTTCTTGAAGTGCCACTAATAATTCGGAGTCTTTTTTATTTAATGTATAATTCGAAATAGGTGAATATGCACTTTTATATATTTTAAATAACAAATTCTTTTCTTTATCTAATAAAAATTTATTATTCTCTATTGCCATTTTAATTGATTCTGAATTGTCAATAATATTATCATCAATATTTTCTACGAAATATTCGTCATACTCAGTTGTTTCTTCATTAAAAACATCATCTGTATCAAATTCATCTGGTTGTTGAACCATTATTTTTTGGTCTCTAGTACCATATACAGTCACGCTAAATACAACAAGTTCTATGTATCTAAAAAATTGGCTTAAATAAAAGAAAAGTACTGGTTTTTGCTTCGGCTCTTCTTGCTGCTTTTTGAGTAACTTTCTCTTTAATACACTATAAAAATAATTTATACAATCATAAGATAATTCTTTTTTTCTATCATAATTTCTAGTATTAAAAAATTTTGTTACCTTGCCTTGTATCGTATTAAAAATTAAATCATAGCAGACAGGAAATTTATCATTATTATTAGAAAAAATTTCATCTATATTTTCTAATGTAATATAAAGACGTTTTTGATTGGAATTACGTTTTTGTAATTTAGCCTCGTCTAATTTTGTTTTTTGCGGACGTTTTGTTTTTTCTGATGTTGTATATGCTCTTATTCCAAAATTATTTATTGTATTATTTATAGCGTTCTCTGTTGTATTTTCTGTCATATTTAAAACACCTTTCTTAAAAGTTCTACATTACTATTTAATAAGCCAAAAGTATTTAAATAAATATCTAAACAAGTAAATAAGTTTTCATTAGTATATTTATCTATTTTTGGATTGTAATTTGTTTTTAAATCTTCATTATTTATTACTTCATCGATTTTTACTAAATTTATTTCAAACAATTTTAAATATTCTTTCAAAAGCTTATGGATAAAATAAGGTATCGTTTCATCTTTTTTAAAAAAATACATTATTAACTTCAATGTTTTTACTTCATTATAAAAAATTCCATTTTGTAAAATACATCTTATAAAAGTTACTAAACATCTTACTCTTTCAAGATATTCCTCAATACAATAAATAGTTATATTTTTACCTTGAAGCATATAATATCTATTCATAGTATCATTATTTTTTAAAGAACGTATTTCTTTTGAATCTTCATTATAATATTCGCTAAAAGACAAATAGCATATTCCATCTAAATACTTAAATTGTTTACAATTACCAAAAATATAATCATTAAAATTTTCGCATAAATCAAAAAATATTAAATTACATTTTGAGAGCTTTACTACGTCTTGTATTTTTGAAATCATTGAATTATTAGTTACTTTAATTATAACGACATTTTGATTGCAGTTGTATTTATCGATTTCAAAATCTATTTTATTACAAAATATAATAGTCTGATAAATTTGATTGCATACAAACTTATAAAAATCTTTCTTTAATTCATAGCCGATTGCTACTTTACAATTATCTTTTAATAGAGGTCCACAAATATGATTACTTCTTAATCTATAATAATTGTCTTCAGTAATCTTATTTTCTTTCGACTCTATAACTTCCAAATTTGTTTTTTTAATAGAATTATAAACAACTGATCTTAAAAAATCGTCACATAATATATCTTGAAAAATATTTTCTATATCTCTTACTTTTAAATCGACTCTTGACAATAACGATGTTTTATAATATGAACTTAAAAATTCATTAATTTTTGTAAATTTATTTTTAAATTCGTCAAGCGCTGACATATTTTCTAAATTTTTAATAATAATTTCTAATGAAAGTAAGTAAAGAATTGGATTTACGCAAATATTGTCGCGAAAATTTTTAATATTTTCTAATACGAAATTGAATCCAAATGTATAATTTTTATCTTTTATAGAAGATTGTTGAAGTAACTGCTCAATATTATTAATATATATTTTTTTATTTGAACATAAAACAATATTTTTATTGCTTAAATATTGAACTTTAAACAATTTTATTGCATCTAGCATACCTCTTTTAACTAAAGGTAAATTTTTATTTATGCTCAACATTATAGCGTTCTACCTCTTTGTCTAATTTTTTCTTCCAATAATCTCTTTGTTTTTTCCAATATTCTAAATCACGTTCGACTTTTTCTTTACTAAAAATTTTGTTATAATAATAATCAAAAATTTCTATACCAAATTTTTTAATAAGAAAAACAATATACTGCGGATTTACACTAACTTTATCTTGAAGATAGTTGCAGGTACGACATTGAGCAAAACAATTCTTTTCGTCTAAAAGAAGATTTGTAATTTTACGAGAAATAAAATGTCCACCATGAATTAATTTTTTAGCATCTTTATCTTTAGCAGAAATAGAAAATCCGCAACAGACACATTTAAAATTATCTCTGTAGCGGATATATGTTTGAAACAAATCTATAGCTTCTTCTTTAAGTTTTTTAAGTTGTTTCTGCGGATTTATTTTTTGCTGCTTAATTTTACAATTATTAGGTCTTTTATAAATACCACTTTTAGTATCATAAATTGACTTAAAATCTTTATCGCAAGGTTTGGTTTTACGTTTTTTATTTAAAAACTCACAACCATCACATTTTCTTATAGACATTAAACATATTTACCTTTTGTTAAAATTAGCTTCTTCTTGAGGCGAAATAGTTTGATTGTCTTCTTGATTTAATTTATCTTTTTCTTCTTGTGTAGTTAACTGGTCAACTTCTTTTATCAGTTTATTATAAGAATCTTTACGATATTTTTCCAAATCGTCATCTGACATTTTGTTTTGTTTAGCAAATTCAGTTAAACATTCATTTTTAAAATCTTCATATGAAACGCCATTCATCTCTGGGCGAATATGAAATTGCTCCCATAGATAATTAATACGATTCAAAACCTCTTCTTCAGTTAAACGTTTTACCATATAATTATAATTATATTATACTAAATTTTTAAGATTTTTTAAACTATTCATAAAATCCATTACCAATATCCCAATGACTATCATAACATAATTGAACGTTTTCATTTTCAAGATGAAATCTTTTTTTAACTTGTTCTAATAATTGTGGATATTTTTCAGCCCATTTTCCAACCATTATGTCGAAAGTTTTTTCTTTTTCATTAAAAAATACTCTTCCTCTTGGACACTGCATATAATCACCACTCATATCATTTTCATTCCAAATTTGAGGATGTAATTTTCTAGTAGTCTTTTTGGTTTTTCCAAAACCAAATGCCGGCGCTTCTTTAACTGAAATAGAATCTGTTAAAAATAATTTTTCGTTTGTAATATCATAGAAAAAAGTGCCAACTTCTGCGTTTGTCTTATGAAGTTGTTGCTCCATAAAATCCATCATTTCTTTTCTATCATTTGCTAAAATTTTAACAAATTTCATATCTACCTCCATATAATTTTTATATTTATATTATAATATATTTTTTATAAAAAGTAAACACATTTTTAAAGTTTACCTAAAAATGACTCGTTGTTTTTCTTATAAATATACAAAACGTTGTCTGCTGCATTAATAGCATCTTTATCTGTTTCGCCAGTGATTAAAATTATTTGTGTATCTAATTTTTTTGCAACATTTTGTAGAAATAAAAATGCATTTCTTTTAAATTGATTTTCTTTAGTAGAGTGCAAAAATTTAAAAGACTCATCTAGTAATAATGGGCATTCAATTTTAGGTTTTGCCATAGCCCGACAACAAAGCAAAATTGCAGTCGAAACTAAATCTCTTAACCCTCCTCCTCTTCCGCTTTCAATATCGTATAATTCGCCATTTTCTTCTATAAATGTAGAAATAGATGTTTTTGCACATTCAGTTTTTAAAATCAATTTAAGTTTTAATTTATTGTTGCCGAAAACATCTTGTAATGCACAATTAACAATATTTTCAATAAACTCAATTGCTTCGTTTCTTGTTTTTAAAATAATATTATTAATAATCTCTTTACTTTTTTCATATAAAGAAATATTTTTTGTTTGGCTTTCTAATAAAGATTTATTATCAGAAATCTTTTTATCTAGCACTTCGCATTCAAACTTAGATTTCTTATAACACTCTTCAATTTGATTAAATATATTAATCTTATTTTCCACTGATTTCTTCAAATCTTCTAACATTATCTTCAACCTCTTTATAAAGTTTTTCAATAGTAGAATTTAATGTCTCTTCAGTAACATTATATTTTTTAAGTTCTTCAATAACTTGTTCTTTTTTGGTATTAAGTTCAATTAGTTTATTAGAAATTTCTTGAGCTTCTTTCTTCTTCTGCTCAATTTTATCTTCAATCTCTTTAGATTTTTTTAAAATTTCGTTAACCTTTTCCTGTTCAATCATACTATCTCCTTTAATTTTTTGTCGACATATTCTATAACTTCATTTTCTACTTTATTTTGCTTAAGTAAATTTGTAATATCTGAACCATTATTATTTACCAGATTATTACTTAATAACATATCGACGAACTTACTGTCAAATGTTTTATTAATAGATTCTTCTTGCTTTTCTACAACATCTATTAATGGTTTTACTTTCAAAGAAATATGTTTTATTTCTTTAGTTTCACTAATATATAAGATAACTTCAGGGTTTCTATTTAACTTTAATTCAGAAACAGTAAGTCTCATTAAGCTACCTGGATTTATATATCTAGTGTGTCCAACTTGTACGTCAAATGGATAATGATAATGTCCGCAAAATACAAAATCATATTGATTTTCATTGCATTCTTTGTATTCGAAATTTTCTTTTATTCCTTTGGGCATTACATAATCGTGAATAAAAGCTATTTTTTTATTAGTATTTTGTTTTTCAAACAAATCTTTTTTATAATAATGAAAGACATCAAAATCAGTAGTGTCTTCAAGAATATTTAAAAGTCCACTTTTTACCATTACGCCAAAAGATGTTCCTCTCAAATCTCCATTTGAACTTTTACAATCATGGTTACCAATAATTGAATACCAATTTTTTGTTAAACTAGATAAGTCAAAAGCAATAGACTCAAAATAATCTTCTACATAATTATTAAAGAAATCACCTAAACAAATCACAGTAGCATCATATTTTTTTGCTAAATCATTAATTTGTTCAATTTTATTAAGTAGTTCATTATAAAATGTTTCTTTCCTAAAAGAAGGTGCTGTATATCTAATATGCGTATCACCAACTACTATAAAATTACTCTTGAAATTATTTTTCATTGATTAAACCTCCACATAATGGACATTTATCAAAATCTTTTAATAAGTTATTTTTTTCTTTAACCAAAGACTCTAAATCACATTCTAAAGCATGCAAATCATTTTGCGAATTAATAATATCACATTTATATTGATACAATTTATTGCTTAATTCTTGTAATTTATTTATGACTTCTGCTTTATTATTATCAAAACTATAATTAGAAATTAATTCCACTTGTTTCTTTCTGTTATTGATAGAATTAAATAAAAACTCTATTTTACTTAACTGATCTTGTAAATCATAAAGTTTTTTAAGTAATTCAACATTATCTTTTTGATTAAACACTCTAGAATGCTCTAGATTTAATTTTAATTGTTGTTCATATGTGTTTATATTATTTTTAATAGAAATACTCTTAGAACTTAAATTTGATAAGTTTTCAAGCATTTTAATATCATCTAATAACTTATTTTTAATACTCTTGAGATTATCTACTAAATCTTTTTGCTTATTTAATTCTATTTTTTTATTTTGTAATGCTTCATTATCATTTTCTAATTGTTCCTTTAAAAATTTAATATTAGAATTAGATTGCCTAATATCTTTATTAATTGAATCTACTAATTTATCAACAATATCTATACCGCAAATAGTTCCAATGAGTTTAGATTTATCATAATCAGAGAGAGTAATAAAAAAATGTGGCTCAAATTGAGAATATAAACAAAGCGATAATTTTTTATCTCCAAAAGTGATAGATGTATTTCCTAATGTTTTAAAATAATTAAATGGAATATCTTTACCTACACGTTCATATTTATTCTCATTAGCAATAGCGATATTATCTTTTTTACTTCTACTACGTTTAAAAACTGAATTATCATCAAAATATAATTCTACTTCGCAACCTTTTGTTCCTTTACGGATATAATCTTCTGGCATTTTACCTGTTAAAATAGAAGAAATCGCTCTAAAGATAGTAGATTTACCACATTCAGTGTCTCCCATTAAAACGTTCAGACCTTTAGTAAACTCAATATCGCCATCTTTCCATTGCTGAAAATTCTTTAAAATTAATTTAGTTATATTTTTCATAATTAATATTTTTAAAAATAAAGGGTTTAGCTATTTTTTAATTATTAACTAAACCCTTTTGTAGGAGGTAGTCTTGTTAGGATTAGCTCGCCGGAAACACTGAGCTAAAATTTTTTATTTAGACATTTGATAAGTACCTTCAGCTACTAATTCAATGTCGTAGCCTTTAGCATTCAAATCACTAATCATCTTTCTTACAGAGCCTTCAGAAGAGTTTAGTTTTTTTGCAATACCAGAAATCTTAAATTTTTTGCCAGTAGCTAACATATTATATGTCTTTTCAATTTTAGTCTTAGTAGTCTTAGTCATTTTGTTTATCTCCTTATTTATTAAACAATGTCTTCATTGTTATATTTATAATTATACTAAATTTTCATGATTTTTAAATAATTTTGGAATATTAACTATACTTATAATTACTTTTAATTATTTTTAAGAATTTTTCAAAAAATCTGGATTATCCCTACGTAAAATAAAAGAATTCTGATTTAGTAGAGAATAGCTTATAGTTATATTATTAAAGATAATAATATTTTTATAAATAAGATATAAATATATTAATAAATAATCTAATTTAAAGTAATATAAGTAGTTATTAAAACTAAGAATATCTAGAGCTATATAAGATTTAACAAGATTTTAATTATCTTAAATATTACACTCTAATTAATTTTATCTTTTATGAGACTTAATATTTAACACTACTTATTTTTAAATTATTTTTAAAGTTATATTTATTCAACTTATTATATGTGTTGAGCTTATCTCTTACTTATTTTATTTTAAAAGATCAATTATTAAAGATATTTTTACAATATATTATAAAAATTAAAATACCTTTAAGTAGTAATTAATGCTATAAGTGATTATTTAAGGCAGTTCCGTCCCTTCATCTATTATCTATTTACTTGAACTAACAAGAATTAAACAAATAATAGACTATTTTTTCGGTCTAATTGGAGAATCTTAAAACTTCTATATGATTTTACTCATATTATAAGAGTTCTTTACGCAGGTGCAGGTCGTCACCAGTAAGACGTAGCCTGACAATAATTCCAATTTCGTCCTTAATTAATCCGAGCACCTATCTACAGTAACTTATTGCTACTCATTTGATTTGTTATTTTTATTCTATAGTATCAATTAACTATAGTCTACTGCACTCGACACATGATTTCGAATCTATGATAGGATTTATTTAAAACTACTCAAATTATGTTCGAAATCTATTACTACAATTAAACATAATACTAATTTTTGATGATTTTGTAAATTATTTAAAAATAACGTGTTAGGTGAGTTTATATAAATTTATAATACTATTTTTGGTTAAAATGAGTTTAGAGAGGTTTTAACGCATCTTATATATGTATCTATTAAAACCAAATAAAAATTAAATCTAGAGTGTTCTAGGTATGTTTATTCATATTTTAAGTATAATTATAAGAAGCTATCAATTATTTATGATAGCTTCTATGCGATTTAATTATGAGTTTGTTACTATGAAATATAGTTTTATTTTACCAACCACGACTACAATAGATTACTACCTTCCATTGCTCGCTTGCTGCAGAAACAACTTTCCCGGTCTTAGACGTTACCATTAATTGATTTCCATCAGTAGATGGATAAATCTTTAATGATGTTACTGACATATCTACAGCTTCTTTTAAACTCTTTAATCCGATACTTGGAATTAAAGTGTACATATTGTTAATTGTTTCACCAACTTTATATCCATTATTTTCTTTAATGCAAATAAATTTCATATCAACAATATTTGGAATTATGCCTAAATTGTGATTAAATGTAATAGGCGTATTTTGAATTACAGAATCACCATTAGATAAAGTAAATGTATTATAACTAAATGGATAAACATTTAATTGCTGATTATCTGTATTATATCCAATTAATTCTACAAAACCAAGTTTTACAAAGTTTACTGGTGTCCAAGCGTTGTCTCCAACAGAACCAGTTGATTTATAGCCTTTATATGGTTTTTTGGAAATATCTAAGAAATAGCTTCCAACAGAAACATTTGTCGGATATGTACAACCTTCAATAATTGAGCCCTTATTTGTAGTATCTGTATTATTAGCATAGATTTGGAAATAATAACAATTTACAGGCATTGTGATGCCGGAAGGAGCAGTTTGTTCGCCAAGCATATAATTGTTTATAGTTTCTTTAGAAACATTAAATGTAAATCTATATGTTGTAAACGCTGCGGTATTAGAAAGTCTTACTTGTTTAATTTCTCCAATATTCCAAGTAGTAGGTTCTAATTGTTGAAGTAACGGCGTCCAATCTACATCACTTTCATTCTTAGCTTCAAACAACCACGTCTTAGGCGTACATTCATTTTGTTGTTGTCTAAAACAAGCAGAAAAGCTTGTAGCTGCAACAGGTTTTGGAAACGTTATTTCTATATATGTTGGAGTATCTTGTGGCAAATAACCTTCTTGTTCATCACCATTATAATTTTTATAATAAACAGAACCCATCTGTGTATAATTTATTGTATTGCCATTAAAAGCATTAAATGCAGTAGAATTTTCAAATAAAGATTTAACATTGCCTTCTAATTCTTCATAAGTAAATTTATTACCAGTATTTACAACAGGAATACAAGCTTTAGTTCCGCCAGCGGTTGGAAGTAATTGGAATTCGCCATTTTGTTCTTTTACTAAATAATAAAAACCATCAGCAGATAAAGAGTCAACTGTTACATCTGAATAAAGTTTTTCTACAGTACCGTCTGGATAATTTAACACCAGCGGATTAACCGAGTCTGCTTTAATAATTACTCCATCATTTGAAGAATTCTTTTCTAAAAATGCACTTCTACCATTTTTAAGTACACCGCTCGAAACGGTATAAAAATTTCCAATGCTAGCAACAGTAGATTCTGAAATTGCTTCAGCTGGAATCTTAGCATTATTATCGAGTACTAATAAACTATTTTTTGTAGGCGTAGCGAATGCAGTGAAGCCATTCACTGTTTTAATATCGCCGTCTATTTGCGATGTAAAAGTATTTTTGCCGGTAAAAGTATTATCAGTATTTAAATTGGCTTTTGAATTTAACTGATTTTGTACGTTTGATGTAAGCGTATTTAAAAATTGAAACTTTGTATTATTTACGCTTCCATCGGCAATTTGACTAGCATTTATGTTGTTTGTATAACGATAGCCTGGTATTGTCAAATATTGTGTATATTTGTTTCCAGAGCGGGGATCTATACCGTTAATGTTAATAGTATAAATATCACCATTTACGTCTGTTTGTATTTCGCCAATTTTAATATCATCAGATGTAGTATAGTCAATTGTTGAACCAGTTTTTCTTAATGCAAAAAATTGATAAGATGTAGTTTTTCTAGTTGGTTCAGAATCAGTAGTAATTATCGTTCCATTTTCATCAGTATAAGTAAGACTTACTGGTTTAGAATCAATCTCAATATATCTGGCAACAATATGATAAATAGTAGAGGGTTGCCAAGTTCCAACAGCGTCATTTGATAATTGATAACCACCTTCAGTAGCTTCTAATGCAGAGTTATCAAAACCTGTCAAATTTGCAACGCAAAGGTTAACTGTTAATGAACCATTTGTTAATTTATTAAGCGTAACAGCGTCTGAAGTAAAAGTAATTTTTATTTGCGTTTCATTAGCATCATCTAAACTATACATTAAATTCATTACGCTTAAGTTTGAACTAGAATTATCAGATGATACAAGCGTAGGTGGTAAGAATTTTTGAGGTTCAGAAGTTGTTCCGATAGAAACTAAAATATTTGGTTGAGTAGCAGAATTTGTTACGCCAAATAATTCATTAACCCTTAATTTAATACCATGTAAAATTGAACCTTTTCCAAGAGTGGCTAAATCTAATGTTTGTTCAATAGAATTAGAATCAAGATTTGAATAATTTTTCTTGTATTGATACCAAACTGGAATATTTTTATAATTATTTAATGCGTTTTCTTCAGTTACAGTTATAATATTCCCAGTAGCATATAAGTTATCCCAAGTAGATTCAACTTCTACCCTATTACCATTTAATGTATATGCAATAAAAGGTTTAATTTTTAAACTATTTTTACTCGTTCCAGAAGACAAATAATCACTTGGTTCATTTACAATACCAGGTGTAAATATACCATCTCTTGTGATTCTATTTTTATCTTCAGTTCTTAAAGAATCAACAATCAATTGAATATCTTCCACTTCAGGAAGCATATTTGTAAAAGCTGGAAAAGTAGTTTGACTCACAATTAAACCTCTTAAATTTTATTTCTAAACAATACGATAAATCATTTAATAAATTATTTAAAAATCTAAATGAAAACCTAGCATATTCTATTATGCTAGGTTTATGTCGTATATTTTTTATTTTAAATATTTAGTACATTAAATATTCATTGTCATTTGCAAGCAATACATTTTCATTATCTACTAATAATGCTTTCATATCAACGAAAGAATCTACATTAAGATTTAATAAATATTTTGTATAAGCTGGTTTCAATATATTTAAGATATCTTTGACTTTAGATTCATCGATTTGTCTATTAAAGAAATTATCACTTTTTACAATAAAAGTAAACTTTCTAAAATTATCATTTACTAACATAATTTTGTTTCTATTTTCTATATTAGAAAAATCATTTTTGAATAAATAATAGTTAGAAGTTGGATTGTAATAGTTTCTGTCTTTAAAAGAAGACGGATCATTTAATGATTGTTTTCTTAAAATCCAAGGATAAAATTTTTTAAAAGTTAACAATTCCGGTGTATATCCAACTAAATATTTTAATACTTGTTTAATATAATTCCAAGCACCACCATGTTCATATCCAATAACTAAATTCTTAATTATTCTGCGATACTCTTCCATGTTCAATCCTTGAATGTTTGTAAATTTATATAATACACCAAACGTATCATATAAAAAATCTGGAATTGATTTATTTATAAAATTTGAATTTTTTAATTGTACAGCAAAATTATTTTGTTTATTTAAAGTATCAGCAAATGCTTGAAATAAATAATAAAAATTCGCAGATTTGACTTCCTTGTTGTAAGCGTTAAAATCTGCAACCATAGTATACATACTTTCAGTTAAGTCTTTTGTAAAATCTTTTGGAATAACAAATTTTAATGTGTCACTCCAATTATTATTAAATTGAATCTGTTCGTATGTAGAATCTGAAGTAGATGTTTTTACTAGAAAAGAATTATCTTTATCTAATAATTTAATTCTGATATAATACTCTGTTTCTTCAAATTGGTTTTTATTAAAATCAATTATTGCAGAAAATACTATATTTCCAATATATTTTTGTTCAATATTAGAAAAATAAAATTGTTTAAAATTAATAGTGTTGAAAGTATCTTCGTTATCTATTTGAATTACAAAATCTGCTTTGTCATGAAAATCAAATATTTTATGAATATCATTCTTAATTAACTCGTCACGAATAATATCTGTATTTAACGACCAAGAAATATCTAGTCTTCCATTTTCTATTGGAATCACTAATAAGTCATAACAAATTTTATCTAGATTTATTATCATATAGTTACTCCAATATTAACATTTTGTCCAGATAACGTATAAATTTCAAACGACACCACTAAGTTTTTAGGATTTTCACTAGGTTGAATTTGAAAATTATCCATTTTTAAAAGACGTTCGTCATCTGAAATAATATCATAATTTAATGATTGTTCTTTTTGAATATTTTCAATGGCATTTGCAATGGTTGATTGTGCTTTTAATAAAGTAAGCGCTGTTTGCGGCTTACCAATTAAATTAGGTAATTCAGTACCATAATTTTCATTAAATACGTTAGAACCAATAGCTGTAATAAGTGCTTTTTTAACTTTTTGAATAAGCAACTCGAGTCCAGATGTCAAGTTTGGTTTACCTAATACATTAATATAAATATCGTTAGTTTTCTTAGTATTATAAATACATTTTGGACAATGTTGATTATCAGTTATATAAGTAGCATAATATGTATTCTTAGGATATACTTCTTTTCTAGCATCAACGTCTAAACCACTAATGTTAAATCTTATATGTCGTAAATCATCAGATAAAACATATTTAATCAATTTTGGATTAGTCGAATATATATTATTTTGATCAACTATTTTTAAATTAAAATTATTGCCAGAAACAGGTCTTTTAAGTTTAGCATAATAGTTTGGATATACACCTTGTATATCCAATTTTTCATTAATAATTCTATGATTACAAAAATTATTTAATTTAAAGTCCCACATATGTTACTCAAAAGATATATTAAGTGAATTTTCATCTACAGAAGCATATTCGCCAAAAGTAAAATATAATTCATTACTACTTAAAATGTCGTTTCTCTTTTTAAAGGTCAAAAATGGAAATACGATACCTGTAATATAATCAGAATATGTTGTAGATAAAAATGTATAAACATCTTCTTGTGTTATATCTGCACCAAGTTTTAAGGAAGTAATATAATTAGAAAGTCCAGTTAAAATTTGATTTTTAATTGTTTCTGTATTATAATTATATTTTAACTTTATAGTAGTACCAATATCAATAATTACATGTTCTGCTTGTGCAACTAATAATTCTCCAAGCACTAGATAGTTTGTAAGTTGTTTATTTAATGTTTCTTGACACGTTTCTATTAAAGAATTATAAGCAAATGAAACTACAACATTTGTATTCGTATCGGGTGTTTTACCATTACCTACTAATAATTCTATTTTATCTATACCATAAATTGTATCGTAATAAATATTATCACTATTTCTTTTTAAAGTGTAATCAATACCTTGCTCTAATATTGCTTCTTTGCCATCTACGATGGCTTTTACAGATATGATTCTTGTAACTGGTTTTTTAGGAAAATTAAAACTAAACTCAGCACCACTATATGTAAACACAAAATCGTCTTTAATATTTTCTACCTTACCTTTAACATAACTTACAGCATAACCAGTATCTGTATGTTCTTCATCTGAATTAGGATGCAGCGTTTTTACTTCTTGTACTCCGTCGATGTTTAACAAAATTGAATTAATACCAGACTCAATATCTTTTGACGAACCTAAAATTGTATTTTGTATTGTTTGTGCAAAACTTGTTTGTCCCTGCTTATCAGTACCATTTGTTGTTGGCGTATAATTATAAACAGATGTTATACCAGCAATACCGCTCACTAAGACAGTGATCGTTCCAACACCAACATTATATTCAGAACCACTAGATTGTGCTACAATAGGTGCACTTACTTCATAACAATTGTGTTGTTCGTTGTATGTAGCGTCAGTATTCATATAAACAGTTTGAGTTGTAACAAATTCTAGTGAATTACCATTTTCTGTCTGAAGTGTTTTTACTGAAATTCCACCACTACCTTCATCATTTCCAATTTGAATTCTTTGTGATGGACGAACTGTAGTTTGAAAAGTAATAATACCATTGGCAAATTGTCCAAGATCTCTAGTTACGCCGTAGTTTTCGCCAATAGCGTCCAAATCTTCTTCGCTAATATATTCTGCATTTTTAACAAAAGTAGATAAATTTTTTACGTTATCAATTTCTTCAGAAAGATTGGAGATTTGAACTGATTGTGGATCTACGAAAATATCTCTTAAAACAGAACCAGTATTTGTTTCTGCTGTTGGAAAATTATATAAAATCTGATTAATTAGATTATTTTTAACTTGTTCTGCAGTAAGAGCCATCGCAAATCTACCTCATAAATTATTATAAAAACTTATTTAAAAATCTAAATGATAATATTGGTTTTATTTTTAATTTTATTTTTTAAGTTTTACAGTTTTACTTAAAAAATCTATAAGTTGCATAGGTATAGTTGGAGGTGGCGTCGTTCCAGGTCCGTTTTGAACGCCAGGATGCGTATGCGAATTAAAAATAGTAATCATTGTAGTTAAAAGTGTTTGCAACATTTCACCTAAAACAGCACTATAATCAGCGCTTGGACCTAAATGTATTCCGTTATTATCTAATTTAATAATATTATTATTTTGATCTTTTAATTCGATACCGTTATTGTCTAAAATTATTGTTCTATTAGATGAAGTAGATATAATAGTTTTGCCTTCAATATCTACTTTTATATTACAACCATTATTATTTATTTCTAAATTACCTTTTTCATCGGCGTTAATATATGTATTATTTTGATGTCCTAAAATTTGGTATTGGATATTGTTGCCAAAACTACTTTTTTTAATTTCTTTTGTAGATTCATCTACAATCTGTTCACCAGCAGAAATCTCCCAAAGCCTATCTCCGCATTGTTGTTCATTGTTTTGTTTTCTAACAATTTGTTTTATAGTACCATAATTGTCTAAAAATATTTCAGCTTCTTTAAGTGATTTCAAAGAAATTTCACCAGGCTTAATATATCTAATAGGTGTAGGTCTAATATTACTATTAATTGCAATATCAATTAAAGGGTCTCCATAATTATTTAATTCAGGTAATTTTGTTTTATCGTTTAAAGCGCCATGTTCAAAAATTGAGCATCTTGCAACAATGCTTATAATTATTGGATCATTATTTGTATCAAACGCAGCATATACTACATCTCCGACAGATGGCAGATAATTTAAACCGTACCCTTTAAAAGAAACTGTTTCTGGTATTCTAACATATTGTGATTCGTAAAGCTTACCTTCAAGCCACTGCACGTCAACTGTTCTGTAATAATTTTGTTGCAAAACAGGTTTGCTATCATCAGATGCAGAAAATAAATTATAGTGTACTTGAGTAATAAAACCCTTAATAATTCTATCATTACAATTTTTATTAGCAAGTCCACCAAACGGTGCATCATCACCTAATAAAACTTTATAAACATTATCACTCATTTATTCTTTACCCCTTTATTTCTTTTTAAAACCACTTGTTGTTACATATTCTTTAACTTCACTTGAGTTTTTAACATCAGGCTTATAATTAATATTTATAGTATATGCTTGTTGATACGATTTTATAATAGATTTTCCTAAAAATTTAAATATATTATATGTATCTTTAATTGCAGTTTTTATACCTGTAGGATCACTAATAAGTTTTTTTATAGTTTTCTTACCATAATCAATAATAATATTAGATTTATTTTTATCACCATTTCGCTTAACTTGCTCTGCTGCTGGTTTTGAACTTTGTTCTTGATTATTATTTTGTGAATTTGTTCTAATTTTTTGATCATTAGTTTTTATATTATTTTTATTAAACTCTTCTTCTTGTATTTCTAAAGCAATTTTATAAGGATCTGCATCAAAAGGAAGGGCCCAAAAATAGCCATCTAAATAACAATCACTAATTACATTATCTGTGTAAAGTTGCTCAATTTCTTTTTGTAAATCTACACAATCTTCGGGATACGCAAACTGATTTACGTAACATTGGTAAATATAATTTCTAATAGAATCTGGATATTTTATTTTAGACAATGTTTTTTGTATCTCATTAAAAGAATTACAGTTTCTTAACTGTTTATCAAAAATATTCTGCTGTAACTGTTTTTTGTTATTTACATTAGCTACAGAATTTTTGATAATAGTATCAGCCTCTATAATATTTGCAACGCCACTATGTTTATTATCAAGTAAAGGTGCTACATTATTTATAACATCAGCTTTTGCCAAAATATCTCTTAAATATGTACCATTGATAGATGTTGTAAAATTTCCTCCAGCCTGGTAAGAATGCGAATAAGACTCAATATAAAATAATTTTCTTAATGGCTTAATATAAGCATATTTATCCATTTTTAAATCTGGAGTGCCTTGACATTGTATTCTTATATTGGCCAAAGCTTTTCTATTATATTTAGTCATTCTCATTTTAGAAATATACCTTAATGCTGTCATTGATGTAATACCAATAACAGATAATGGCTGCATCATTTTTTCACCATATTTAGCTATTGATTTATAATCTTTTGCACAAGCATTAATAAAGTTCATTTCTAACCCGTAAATTGGTTTTGCTTCCATCGGCTGAACATTAGCAATTGATTCAGTGTCTTGTGTTTGCGAAAATGAATTAATTTGATCTAGTACATTTGGATCTAAACTAATTTGATTTTGAGAATCTTCTACATTTCTATGTAAATGATGTAATGTAATATCTGGTACACCAAAATGAATTGTACCATAAGGATCGTCGTAAAAATTAAAAAGTAAATTATCAGCAATGCTTTTAATAAATTGATAAACAGTATTCCAATCTGATTGAAACATAGAAAAGTCATTAAAAGCATATTGATACGCTGGTTGATTTGTACCATTTATTACAAAAACTGGTTGCGGTTTCCAATCACCTGCGATAAAAGAATTTTTTATGACGCTTACAATTCCAGTATTTTTATCTACTATTTTAAAATTGTCAAAGTGTTTATCTATAAGAGTATTATATTTTTCAGCAATACTAAATTGTTTTTTGGTTTGTTTAGTTTCTAATTGCTGCATTTCTTCTCTTATTTTTTTCTTTTGCTCTTCATTAGCATTTTCTAATTTTTTCTCATACTCTTTTCTTGCAATACTATTTTTATTATTAATATTTGTATCGAATAAAGCATTATATTCACGTAATAGTTTAAGCATCTCTGGATTCAATGTAAGTCCAGAATATGTTCTAACAATTAAATTAGAAATAATATCTCTATTTTGCAATTTAGGAGTTTTATTTTTATTGTCTAGTGTCTGTGGATGAATAAATGCTGAAATAGGTACAATTGCGGATGCGCTATCTTTTGTCCAAGCTGCTTGTTTTACAACTGTACGAGTCCAAGCTAATTTTTTACTAGGACCAGTACAAGTAATAGACATCGTTTGAACGCCGGTTTCATAAGAAAAACTTTCATTAACGTTATTAATATATCCAGTAAAAATAGTAGTCATTGGATCATCTTTATCTACTGAATATAAATCCTTATAATCATTTATTGACGTTTGTTTAAAGGAACTAGGTACACCATATTTATTTACAGAGGGTGTTAAGTTTTTCTTCTGCATTCTAACAATAATAATATCATTTGTATCAAAATATGGTTTTAAATGTAAATTGTATTTATCTGGATCGTCAAAATATTTAAAGTTATATTTAAAATCTTGATTATTTAATTGTATTTCGCAAGAAGACTGACCATTCACGCTAAAATTAACATTAAAACTGGTTACATCACCAATACCAGATTGATTTACGGAGCCTTTCCAAATATTATTTTTGTTTGCTACTTGGAAAACATAAGCTGTTTTTCCAAAATCTAACAAAGGACAATTTCTTAATTGTAATAAATCAGTTAAGAAATACAATTGTTGTAAATTAGGATCAATATATTTTGGAAAATCAAATGCTTTGTTATTTAAGTTTATAGGCGTATATTCTTCTGCTTCGTCAAACCTAATAAGTTTTTTTAATTTTATATCTTGATTTTTTGAAGAATTTACACGCGATAATTTATTTATAAAAGAACCATCTTTAAGAAGATCTGCATAAATTTTATTAAATGCATCATCTTCTTCGCCAAAATAATATTGTTTAATAATATAAATTTGACAAGTATTATTTACATTATATGAAAGATTATTTTCTGAAAAGTGTAAATCCATCAATTTTCCCTCAATTCAAATTAAATCATAATACCTTTAAGTAGTTTATCAGAACTAATTAAATTTTTTCCAAAAGAAGCAAGATCTCCAACTTGACTAAACATATTTATAATTCTAGCCTCTGGAAAGTTATTAATAAGTGATTGACTAAGCCAATCAGTAGTTGAATTAGTAACTTTAAACGTAAAATTATAACTATATTGTCTTGGTTTATCGGTTGAAGACTCATTATAGTTAAATGTTAAAAAATAACCCCAATAAATACAATAGTTATAAATAATAAAAGATTGAGCACGAGCAGTAGTACCATTATTAATAGAATCTAAAAATTTCTGTCTAGATTTTTTTGCTTCATCAAAATTTTTTTTGCTAAAAGGATTTTTTAATTTAGAAATTGAATTAGTAATAATATTTCCAGACACTAAATCAGCTAAATTACCAACTCTTTCTTTATCGGTTTTATAAATCTGCTCCAGCTTTAACATAAATCTATCAACATCAGCCCACTGTTTCGGACCATGATTAGATGTACCAGAACTAGATACAAATGAGTTTAAATAAGATTTTGTATTAGCTGTGACATATTCATTTTGTGAATATTGATCGGGATTGCCAATCTTAGAATACGTGACGCCAGAAACAGTGATTACATCACGTTCGTTTCCCCAGTGGACGTCTGTCCACCCTGAATTACTTAATACTTCACTATTACGTTTACGACAAGTTTTTTGAAACGTTTGAGGATTAGGTCTCATTACTAAAAACAGACCCATATCTAAATTACCAATACACATTCTAGAAGTTAATGAGCGTACATCTAATGACATTAATTAATCCTCAAACTTATGAATAAATTTTATTATAAATTTTATATCAAAACTATTTAAAAATCTAAATGATAAAGGCAGGTTTAGTACGCATATATAATCTAAATTAATTATATTAAATATAATTAAAAATTACCTATTTACTTTTTCTAAAAAGTATCATATAATATAAATATAAGGAAGCTATAATTAAA